ATGCCCCATTCACTGGGTAATCTGGTCACTGGATGCCCTCCGCTGATGCAGAAGCCGGAGGGCAAGTCATTCCAGCGTTACGCCAACCTCCCCTATTTCAGATCGAATCGGTCCAGGTTCATCATCTTGAAGGGCAACCCTAAGGGCCTTGCAAGCCAAGGCTTTCAGGCCCTCAAAAAACCCTCTTTGGGGTTTGTATGGCTCAGTTTGGCTATGCAATGACAGCTTTATGTCAACGTGCCTCCACCTCTCCGGCGTCCTGTCGACCGCTTCCCCCAATCTCAAAGCCCCCGCCACAAAAAATAGTGAGGCCTTCCCCCTTGAAAGATGGCAATTAGCCTTCACAATGATCGCTATCTATTTTGAGTCCTAAAGGCTGCTAGGTCATATGAAAACAGAGCAAGTAGGTGAAGTCGCCGCGGTTGGCGTAGGAGCAGCTGCTGGGGCCGGTCTCGGAGCTGCTTATGGGGTTGGCGTCATAGGCGTTGCAGCCGCAGAAGTTGCGGCAACTGCGGCAATCGCGGCAGGAGCATCGGCCGCAACTACAACAGCGGCTATTGCAGCCGCGGGCGGCGGAGCTATTGCGGCTGGTGGAACAGGAATGGCTGGCGGGGTTGCTGTGATAGCGGGCACCGCAGCCAGTACCGCCATACTACCTATCGTGGCGTGCGCCGTCGGAGGTGCAGCAGTAGTGGGTGGATTGGGATGGGGTGCTTACAAGATTGGTCAGAAACTGTTAAAAAAGTAAGGGTTTCAGAATTGACTACATTCCAAGCAGGGAGAGCTGCAAAAATGCTTACTGATCAGCAAATCGATGCCGCAATAAAAGCGGCCCCAGCTACCCCGGGCGTTAGCCGACAACCCGAACACCGCGATTGCATTCGTTTTGCCTATGAATGGCTTGATGCACAAAAAAAAACGAAGGGCGTGCAAAAAACACCATTTGACTTAAAACATTTAATTCAGCGATGGGCCGGTAGATATGTATCAAGCTCGGACGTAGAGGTCGCTGCATACCTACACCCCGAAATTCATGGTAAATATCCTTTTTTTAATATCAGTTCAAGACTTACAAACCCATCGATAAGCCGAATATCGAATCTCGGCGAAACGTACACCCAGACCAAAGGCGAACACCATGACCTGGGTAGGTACTCCCGTACTGAGTAGGTCAGCACGCACAGCCCTGACGTACGCCTGGCGTAACCGCAACGCGATCAATCCTCAGGTTCGTGCGGTAATGCAGAGTGGATAGATCCGGCTACAGCCCCGCAAGACAAGGCTTGTGCTCAAACACCGTCTAAAGACGAGCTGCCATATTGGTCCGTTTAGGGCCAATAAAACCAAGTTGGGTTGAAGGAGTTTTAGACAGTGAATTCCCCCCGACCGCCTTCAACCTTGAGCAGCCCATGCAAAACCCTTTGTAATGGCCGTACTTATTGGCGCTCGCTGCAATCGGCTGCCTACTAGAGCTTACAAGTGCGTGAGAAAGTCACGCAGAAGTCACGCACGCCTTTTTGGCTCCTCCTCCGGCGTTCTGCCAACTTCCCCCCTCCTCACGATTGAAGACTGCTACGCTGAAATTTCCACGGAGGATTCGCGATGCCAAACTCAGACCTGCTCCCTTCCCTGCTGTACAAAATCAACGAAAACCAGCTCGCCTTGGAAGCCGCCATCATGGAGCTTTCGACCTGGGTCGAGCAGCGCGGGTCGGCCGACGTCGCCGACAACGTGCGCGGCGCCCTGGAAACTATCGACAAGAACGAAGAGTTCATCAAGATGACGCTCGCGGTGCTTTTGACGCCGGAGTGATTTTTCACTTGAAAGGGGTCAGAACCCGAAATCTCTTATTGCAGAGTAGCTGCGAAGTCCGGATCTACCTTTTTTCTAACATCAATGGCAAGTTTTTCTACATCAATACGCCCGGCCTTAACTGCCACCGACAACATTTCTTTCAACGTCCCAGCAGTAAACAAATGAATATTTGCCTTATTTTTAATTTCCTCAACAATCAAATCTGAAATAGCCAGCAAGCTTTTTGTCGTCAATTTAGACAAATCCCTATGAGTATTGGAAAATTCCTCAGAAGCAGCTTTTCCCGGCGTTTCTTCAATTTCGATTTGACGCTTTATTAATTCCGCCTCTTCAAGAACTACAACATGAACTTTTTGAATATGATCCTGCCCAGACACCATGGCCACAAGCCCATCAGCCAACAATTCTTTTGAGGCTATCCTCCACACAGACAATTCATTATTATCAGTGTTTAAACATTTTGAGAGAATATCGGAGTTGGCGTGGGTAGTATCATCCTCAACCAACCATTTATTCCTCTCAATTTTTCTGACAAGGTAAGACATCCACCTACTCCTTATCGTATTCTGCGACCAACTTCTTCCTATACTCCTCCAGCCAAGCAGGAGTTAGCTCCCTGTTCTTCAACTGTTTTACGATAAGATCGGCATCTTCCCAATATTCGTAAACTCCAATCGCATATTCTTTCACGTCAACCCATGCCAGAGACAAGCAACTCAAAGCAAAGAGCTCATTTATGGGCCTAAACACCTCTCGATCAGCGTGAGTAATAACATTAAGCAAACCCACTAATCTTTTAGGGTTATCCTGACTATCAGTAGCTATCCTAGCAAATTCCATTTGAACCATTGCAGGATCAATTTTTAGCCACGACGAGACAAAGTAATCAGCTGAGGAATTAATTCCAGCCTCCACAATGTCGGTATCCAAGCAACGCTCCAGCCCTCGCCTAAACTCATTAGCTCGTGCATTTTGCTTATCATTACTTCTGACTTCCGCGCCACCTAAATTCGTCTTAGACTTTGGCACACGCAATTTCAACGAAGACTTGGTAAGATCGACTACCTTTTGCTGAGTCTCTGTATTTACAGTTGATGCAACTGTACTTTCCTCAAAGGAGTACGTTACCAAATTAGTATATGAAGTACTGTTACTAGCATCTTCCAATCCATAAGAAAAAGTGCTATTGAATTTCATTTAGCAAAGCTCCGATTTTAATCTGAACTTCCTTTTCCCGACGTAGAGAGTACTCAACAAAATTCGCAAAAAAATCTAAGGTTCCCGGCACAACCTGGTCACCAGGTGTGTTGATATCAACCGTAAGATGTATAGTGTCAAACTCTTTAACACCATTCGCATCACCCATCTGTATATGCACCTGCGCTACATTATATGTAGTATTAATAGCATGGTTATTTAGCCTACCAACTGTCTCTTTTAGTACCGAACGGGATTGCCACTCCGTCATTTCCATTTCAGGAAAAATCACAGAGTCCCTCACAATAAACTTATCTCTAATAGATACTAAATGCTCTTTAGAGAACTCCCCAACAAAGGTCTCCGACACAATTCCAAGTCTGCCAAAACTAATCCCCAACGTCTCAATGGAGCACTTCACCGCAGCAGTAGCAGACTCAATAAAAGCAGTAAAATCTAGTGCCGCCGCAGGGGAGCCAGGCAGTGGTATTGCCATAACGTCTATTCGACCGTTGAGAAAATTCACCGCGATACCATTACGCATTGACTGCAATGTCAAGCGTGGTTCCATCCTACCGGTTTGCTGATCTAACTCCTGAACCGAACTACCAGGAATAAAACCCAAGAAAAAGAACTTTTCAAGGCACTTTTTTAGAGTTTCTTCCGTCGGCTTTATCTCGGAATAATCACCAAACAAAGAAACTTGGTACTTCAGCTTTGTATTTTTCAAATCTACGACTCCGTTGAACATCCTGTTCGGACAAACCAACTCTCAATACCAGACAGGATGAGTTTGGCAAAAACTTTATAACGATCACCTTATGGCGATCGATCATCAATCCGCAAGTATTACATTTTGCGTCCTCAAGCCGCTAGGCCCTCATACCTTAATGGCAAGCTTTTGAACAGCCTAGCATTACCTTTTTTACATCAGCGTTCGCCGGCACCTCTTCGGGATCAACGAACACCAGGTCGGACCATCATGCATGTCGAGCCGCGTGACTCCGTGGAGGTGACAACCTGCGCGGCGCCCAGGAAGCTATCGACAAGAACGAAGAGTTCATCAAGATGACGTTCGCGGTGCTCATGATGCCGGAGTGGCCATGGCACCGCAGAATTCAGGATAGAAATAGAGATATTCGTCTGGATACCCTCCGGGCGGAAAGGCACCAGGCTAGCTAGCATTTAGGCCTCAATGTTCCTCAGGGCATTTTCCAAGTACTGAGCTAGGGCCGGGCTTTTGCCTGTGATTTTATCGGCAATATCATCGTCTTCATCGTTTTCAAAGATAGCTCGCAACCTAGCAACACCGGCTTCTGGCGCCTCATCACTAGCATCCCCTCGCCCAAAGTACGCTAGAGCAATCAACTCAAGCTTTTTTTCCCGACTTAGTGGTGCGATGGCTGCCGCGAGCTCGAGCTCCTCCGGGGTTCGATTAAGAATCCACTCGAGATCGATATCGGTCACGCGAACAACTTCAGGACCATCTTCAAGCATCGCTCGCGAGAGCTCCGCGATCCTGCGAATTTCACTCGGTGTGAGATATTTCAGTTTGTACGTCATATTGCATCCCTTCGTTTGGTAGGCACTCAATATGCCATTAGGAAAAACAAAGGGCGAGTCCGAAACCCTTCCAACCGAATCACATGCACGCTGTGTTTGCAGCAGCCAGCTCCCGCTCATACCAGATCCGCTGCCGGCGCCCAGCCAGTAGCGCCCGCACCTTCAGTTCCAGTCCATCGGACTTCTTCAGGTCAGCAGTTGCCCAAGGCGGCACTGCCACTTCTTGTGTCTTGCATGTCACAAGTACCGGTACCTCAAACCGTACAGTGCGCACTTCCGGCTCTTTGCTAGCGCATCCCGCCAGCATCACCACCCCCATCAGCAGCACCTTCACAGCCCCAACTCCTGATCAATAATCGTGTTACAGCTGCGCACTGATCACCGCCGGTTCGCTCCCGTAGCAGGCGATTCGCCGCTGCATATTCGCGAATGGCCCGGGTCCTGGCGTTGGTCTGAGCCTGGGCGGCGTTCCGCTCACGCTCCTGGCCAGCCTGCACCAGCTCGCCTTGCTCCCCCGCCAGCCCTTCCAAGTTGTCGCGACCGGCTTTGGTGGTAGCCAGCTCGGCATTGGCTGCATCAAGAGACCAGCCGGGAGGCCAGCGCCATCGGAACAAGCAACTTCTCAACCAGAGTCATTACGGCACATCCTTGAAGAAGACGTGGCCACCGAGCTTGAAGGTTTGCTTCGCTTTCGCGGCCCAGACCGGAGGCGTCTTCATGCTGGTCGCGTAGTAGTGCGTGGCACCGCCGGTAGGATCCGACACGTTTCCATCGATCACCTGGTCAGCGGCAATCCGCACCTGCGCGAGTTCACGAAATGGAATCTTCTTGGCGCCACTCAGGTAGGCGAAGTTCGGGTCGTTCCTGTTCCAGCAGCTGAACTGGTAAGGCTTCTGGCACACGCCGGCATAGCCCTCCCCCCACCATGACTTGGTCTTGCCGTCGTTCACGCGATTGCAGATGGTCCAGGCCACGGCGATCTGGCCGGCCAGGGATTCGCCGCGGGCCTCGCCCCACAACGTGCGAGCGAGGATGTCGCGGTCATTCTCGGATACGGTCATCACTTTTCTCCGGGCAAAAAAAATCCCGCACTTGGCGGGCCTTGGTGTGCGCTAGGCACTCAGGCTTCGTTGAACTCGAACGCTTCGGCACTCACCGGCAACGGGTACCTGGCTTTGATGGCGGCCACAGAGGCAAGCCACGCGGTGTAGTCAGGGTCCAGGCCTTGGGAGAGAGCGTCATAGTCAGCCTCCAACCGCAATGGATCTGACTCGGCAAGGTAGGCGGTCCGGCGCGCATTGAGCGCAGCTTCAAGCTCCGCATTCTTGCGATCTTCCTGCTGCTGCTCGGCGGTGATCATTTGGCTAAAGTCGATGTTCATTCTGGAAGCCTCACATCACCATCTGGCGGGTTAACAATGTCGCTGGGGAAGCGGACCGCGATGCTGGAATCCGCGTCGCAAGGAATCCCCAGGGCGATAATGAGGTCACCATTGCGACGGGTTACATCACCCACCAGGTGCTGACACTGAACAGCCGACCAAGGCAGAACTGCACCTTCCGGCAGTTGCCGAAAGTCGAACGACTCCCCGTTGATGATCAGCACATCGCCGGATTTTTGAACTGAAAGCGGCGCCCGCCCGCCCTGCGGTGAAAGCTTGATGATCATCAGTACCACCTTCCAATTGCTAAATACCGGCCACCGGAGATTGTTTGAGCGGTTGGACCATTTCGGTAAACCGCCTTGCAAGACCAGTTGGCCCTTGAGTTATCTGTGGTGTAGCCATACACATCAAGACTTGATTGAGGTGTGCCAAAGGCCTGATAGGTGTAGGTGGTGTCGGCAAACAGCACTGGGAACACGCCCAGCGGCGACACCGTCGCGATGGCACCGGCGGCCACTGCGAAGTCCGCAATCGGCCCCGTGCAAATCAGCCGGCCGTCTGCAAATTTCGTAGCCTCACCGTTCGCGTTCACCACCTTTTCAAAAATGGCGCCGGAAGGTACGCCGCCGCCTTGCGAGACGGTTCCGAGAATGGCCGCAACTGCTGCTGCGCCCAGGCCCAAGCCAGCACGTGCCGTACCCTGGGAATTGCCACCCGTCCCGCCTTTTGCAACGGGCACGATGTTTTCGACAGAGACCGCGCCGAGTCCGGCCAACGTCGCCCCCCATTGGTCGACCAATTGCCGTAGGCGGTCGGCGGACTCTTTCACGTACCCCTGCACCGGCACCACGGCATACGCCCCGCCAGCGGCGGTAGCACCTTGATATGCGGGGAGAATCGAAAGCACCGTAGTGCTGGCAATGTTCGAGACTTCGTACCAACGCCCATCCGGGCCTTGAAAACCGTCGCCCACGCGCGCATTGGCGGCAAAGGCCGTACCAGTGCCGGTCACGGTGGTGCTGCCGCTGGTGACGGCGACTGTTCCTGATCTGTACCAGGGCATGAGTTTCTCCAGGCAATAAAAAACCCGCTCAGGACGGGCTTGGTTTTAGGTTGTTTGTTTATGCACTGAGTTTGGCAAACACTGCGGGCAAGAAGAACGCGAAAGGGTTACCGGAACCAATAGTTAGTGCATACAAATTGCCACCCGAAAAATCCCACCAACAATACAGCGACCGACTCTGCTGCCCATCATTCAACATCGGCATACCGAAGGTATTGATAAGCATGTGTTCACCAGCGGGAAAGTTAAAGTTGACTCGATAGTAATTCCTAGGCACAGACTGCGCGGTGTAATCGGTTTTTACATAGCCCCAATTTTGGAATGAACGAGTGAATACAGCGTACGGCGTATCTGAATCAAACAGCAGCTTAGAGTTCCCATCCCACAAACGCATGCCAAACTTAGCTACCGCGCTAGCCGCGAAGCCACAGACAAAATAAGTCCCATTAGGCTGCAAGGTGTTTACGTCATAAGCTCGAACGTAGAACCCTGCCCACGCACCGGGTGATCCATTGACGCGCATAAAACACAAGCCGGCAACACCACTGTTACCCGCCGGCCGAATAAACACCAGCGGCGGCTCCTGGCTCGTAATTACAGCAGGGAAAAAAGTAGTCGATCCAAGACCTGATTCCTCTGTGGGTTGATAGGTTCCTTTTGCAAGTACTACCAACCTTGAAGACTCAGAATCGATTGTCACAACATTATCGCTATTTGTGTACTCTAATCCGTACGACATTAATAGAACCTTATTACTATGAGCCGCATGGTAACGCCGGTTTTATTACTGTATTGCTCTCGCCCACGTATATAGCTATACACACGAACAGCCCCGGCAATTACTTCAGTCTCAAGTTGTTTATCTAGGTTTACGTTGTAGCCGCCCACCGGCACGACGAAAGCGGCGCCGTTCTCCGGCGTTAGACCCGGCACCGAAATGGTTTGATAAGCAACCGAGTTACTGCCAGTCACGAGCCCGCTGTAAACGACCCGCATGGTGAAGGAGTTTTCATCTACTTGGAGCGCTCCATCGGCGCCCCATACCCGTATGCCATGGCTCATGCGTCGAGGTCCCCCAACTGCACCCGCTTCACACCGTTCGCGTCATAGACCTTGATGGCTCTATTGGTCATCGTCAGGCGCCCACCACCAGCCCCCGGGCCGTTGAATTCCAAGTTGCCGGCCTTGTCCAGCTGCCAGCCTTGCACGCCGGCAATGTAGTTATCGGATTGCAGGTATTGGCCGATTTTCAGCATGGTGATGCTGCCGTTCTGGATAAAGGCCGAGTTCATGAACACTTGCCCGCCAGTGACCGCAAACGGCGAGGACAACGTACCGTTGACGCCGTTAACCACAGCAAAAAGATCCGCGCTCACCAGGAACTTGCTTTGCAACCCAGCCGGGCCGTTCTCAATGCCCAGCCCGATGCCCGCCGCCACGTACTGCCCTTGGCTGTTCAGCTGCATTTTTACCGACCACATGGTGCGGGTCTTGCCATCAATCGATACCACCGCCTCACTGACTGTCTGTACGGCTGCGTTCGTGCTGCCGATAGAGACTTCCAGCTGTTCCGAGCGGCGCGCCTGGGCTGTATCACCATCCGCCCTGACGCGGGTTTCCTCGGCAAACTTCGCCGTAGATCCCCACGCCTGCAGCGCTCCAGCCAGAGTACCCTCCGCATCGTCATCCCGCCCGCCCATGTATACGGCCTCGACGGTAGTCCGGATCGAAGCCACCGCCGCATCGGTATCCACCTGAGCGTCCTGCACGTCCTGGATCTTCGCCGAGCTGTCGTCGACCTCTAGTTCAATCGTGTTGATTCTCCGCGCCAGCGCATCATCTTCTCTGACGCGGGCCTCGGATTCAGCACCGATCGCCGCGGTATTGCCGCCGACCGAAGCGCTCAACAAATCCAGGCGGCTCGCTGTTGCAGTGCGGTCGATGACCAGCACCGTCTCCAGGGTACGGATTCCGGCTTGGTTGTTTGCAACCTGCGCATCGAGTGTGGTCAGGCGGATGGCCGTGGCCTCGCTTTCCGTAGCGCGGGTTCGCACCTCCACCGCAAACCTCGCGGCGCTATCCCACTCACTCAGCGCCCCGGCCAAGTCCCCTTCCCCATCCTCATCCCGGTACGACGCCTGCAGTGATTGCAGGGAAGACGATGTAGCCGTGATCTTGCCGTCCACCGTGCTGATGTCGCTCGTGTTTTTATCGATCTGCACAGTCTGGGCGTTGACCGTCGTCACGATGCCGCCGATGTCGAGCCAGTAGGTCGAATTAGGCGGCGCATTGGCCCCGCCGGCATTGGCGGGCACGGCCTTAATGGCGGTGTACAGGCGCTGGCCGCCGCGCACGTTGTCGTCTTTCAGGTAGCTTTTCGTCGGGACGTATTTCAGTGCATCAGTGATGCCATCGATCTGGCCCTGAAGCTCCTCCTTGGCCGCGTCAATTCGACCATTTACCGACTCCGGTCCGTCGCCGGAAATCTTGTCGATTTCATCCAGCAGGTGCTCGCCAAGCTCGGACTCGGTGATCTGGCCGGAGATCAAGTCCAGGATCGGGCCGGCTTCAGAGCTGGCCTGCCCCATCACGCCGCTTACCATTGGATAGAACGGACCGATGTTGCCGATCCTATCTACCAGGCGCGCCCAGAAGAAGAACGTGGTGCCCGCCAGCAAGCTCTGCATCGAGTAGTCGCTTTGCGGGTAGGCAAGGTCTGCCAGCTTCGTTGCCGCGCCCAGGTTGTTGGCCGGGCCATACCAGAGCTCCGTGCGCTGCGTGTCTTCGGCGCCAGCCGGGAAGCCCCACTTCAGGCGAATGCCAAACAGCAACGCTGTTGCGGTCAGGGATGTCACCGCCGGCGGCAAACCTGCTTTGCCCTTGAGGTTGGTCAGGATCGAGTTGCGCCAGATCGACGAGATGTCAAAGGCACTCACCGCGCGGACGCGGGCCACATAGGCACCAGCATAGATGCCGGTAACGTCGACACTGGTCAGCCCGGTGCGTTGCACTTTTATCCAGTTGCCGCTGTCCTTGCGCCACTCCACGTCGTAGCCGACCGCACCGGGCACCGCCGGCCAGGTAATCGTCATGGTGGCGACGGCGATGCCTTGGGAAACGACTGAACTTGCCGACAGGGTGACGCTGGCCGGCGCTGGAACGACGGTAATCGGGATGACGCTGATCGGCCGCTCTTCCAATCGCGCGCCGGTATCGATGTGCGCAAACTTGCTTGGGTCGTACTGAACGGCCGAGATCTCGAACACACCTGGTTCGGGACGGGATACGCTGGTCACTCGATACAGCGGCACAGCCAGATCGTCAGCGTCGAGCGCCCAGACAAGCTCGAGCTCCGGTACCGCCGAATAGGCAACAGTGACTGTCACCACGCGGCCCGCCACGAATTGCACCGTACGCCCTTCGCATTTGCCATTAGGCAGGTTCAGGATCAGTCGATCGCCAGCCTTGGCCTGTGTGTCGCGGTCCAGCGTGATGGCGCGACGAGACACTGCGGTGATTCGCCCGCCGATTGCGCGGCCTGCCAGCAGTTCGTCAGCCACGGGAATGACGTAACCGGGTAGCGGGATCCGCCCGTCCAGACCCACTTTGAAACTGACGGCCCGGTCTTTGGCGTTGGTCAGCAGTGCCCATTTACCACGGCGCTGCGCCTCCGATTCCCGGGTGCAACCGACCGCGCTGATTTCCAGTGGGTTGTCACCGTAGCGCCGCTGCAACTTGGTATCGGTCACGGCGGTGACGTCAGTATCGTAGTTGTTTGCAGGATTGTCGTAGCTGATCAGAGCGCGGCTGTACCGAGTGCGCTCTGATGCGCTCGAATAGGTGAACTTGCCGTCGATGACATTTGCCCGGGTGTAAGCGAAGTCGAAGTCGGTTGCGCGCGGCATGTCCGACAGCGTGAAGACCTGGCCCTGCGCCCAGTAAGTCATGCCGCGGTAAATTGCCGAGATATCGCGCAGCAGCGACCAGGCATCGGCCTTGCCCTGCAGGTTGAGGTTGCAGATGAAGCGCGGCTCTTGCCCGCCCTTTCCGTCTGGCACCAACTGATCACAATACTGAGCGATCCGGTATAGCTCCCACTTATCGACCTGCCACGGTTTGATCCGACGACCAAGGCCGAAGCGGTCATTTACCGTGATGCCGTAGGTCACCCACGCTGGGTTATCGGTCCAAGCTTGCTTGAATGTTCCGTCCCAGATGCCGGTATAGGAGCGGGTCTCAGGATCGTAATTGCTTGGCACCTGCCATTTGCGGGCCCGGCAGTCGACAGTCACCGCCGGGATGTTGCGGAACTGCTCGGCCGAAAACTCGATGTAGAGAAGAGCGGTATTCGGATAGCGCAGCTTGGCGTCGATGACTTCAGTGAAGCCTGCGATCTGCATGGTGTCGGCGATTTTGTTGTTGTTCTGGTTGGGAGTGACACGGGTGATGCGCATCAGCCAGCCGCTGTTCGCCACTGGCAAGTCGATGCGTCGCGTGCGCTCGTAGGTGCTGGTGGTCTTGCCGTCGACAGCCTCGCTCAGCACTTGTTGATAGGCGCCGCCATCGGTGGCCAACTCAACCTTGTACTCGATCCGGTAGCCGTTCACGTTGCCACTGGCATCGACCGATTGCAGGGCGGGCCAGGCGAAGCGCAGGCGCACGGCCGACAGTTCGGTATTGCTGATTGCTCGCACATAGGGCGTACCGCTGCGCAGCTCGATACCGATTGAGGTCTCGTTCTCGATCGACGGAATACCCTGAATGTAACCCTGTTCGATGGAGCCGCTGCGGTACTCCCACTTCACGTTCGGGAAGTTCATGTTGCCCTGGGGATCTTGCAGGGGCGTGTTGTCGAGATAAATGTCCTTGGCGGTCGGAATGCCAGCGAACTCACCCTCACCCATGGCGATCAGGATCTTGGCCATAGCCACTGAGCGCAGGCTATCGGGCGCCTCAGTCGGGGTCTTGGGTTTGTCAGATCCGCCCTTGGCGCCGTAAATTTCAACCTGCTGTGCTGCGTCCATGAGTTTCTCCAGGCAATAAAAAACCGCCTCATGGGCGGCTGCGGCATTCGACTGCTCGACTACATCTGGTCTTCGGCGTAGATCGCTGCACTGATGATCGCGCCACCCCAGCGGCGCTTGCCGATGCACAGTGGGACCGGGTTGCCGGATGCGGTGGTGTTCTTGGCGCTGCCGAAGGCATAGCCGGGGGTATTCTCGGGGGCAGCGCTGGTCTTCAGGCCCTTTGGTTGCGGGCTGAGCATTTGAACCACGCCACCTGCCACCATTGCGATACCTACCGGCACAAGATTCAAGCTTGCCCCGCCCGTAGGGCCTGCAAGCAAGTATCCTGCGGCGATGAGCACAGCCCCTATTACTGTTTGAATCACGCCGCCTCGCTTGCTACCGGTAATGATGGGAGCAATCCGAATTTCGCCAGAGCCACCATAGCTAAGCTCTTTTTCCGAAAGGTTTGAAGATCCACGGAAAACTGCAAACTCCAATCCCCTGGACTTTGCATTGGAGACGAAGCGCTCGAAGCCGGCTATCTGAACGCATAACGCTTTGATCGCCTCTGCCGGCGAGCGAACAGATAACCTGAACTCACGGCCGAACTGCCTCAAAGCTCCGTAGAGCTTGATGGTTGTCAGGGGCTGGTAATTGATGGCGAGCGTCGACATAACTTTTCTCCGAGCAATAAAAAACCGCCCGAAGGCGGTTTTAATTCATGCGCACTACAGGCAGGATCGAGCAGTTTCTCCCCACTTTCCACCGCCCATGATTGCACTCGATTTGTAAATCCTCACCTGCGAGCCGCTGCCGGATCGATCGATATTAGCCAGCGCTGACGCTCCAACATAATCAAGATTCAGTAGAAGCCTGTAGCCTGTCTCAGTTTCGGTTGAGGTGGTCGCTGCATTGATTTCTTGCCACTTTGGCATGAGGCACTTTGCATATTTTGCAGGTTCTTTCGTCGTCGAAGCGGAAAGCTCTGGATTTCCTTCCTCGAGGGATGAAACCGAAGAACACCCCGCCAGCAGCATCACCGCCACCGCCCCTATCAAAATCCGCATGACCATTCCTCATCCTGAAAATGCCGACTGTATCATTGCGCAGAGCGATGACGAAGAATCAGCCGTGCACGGTCCAGCCAAGGCCCGCCGAAGACAATAATCTCGCTTGGGCGGCCGTACAGGTGGTGCAGCAGGAAAGGTCCGGGGCCGAAGGTGTTCGCTTCTTCACCTGACAGAGCCGGATCGGAGCCGAGGTAGATCCCCGCATGGTTCGGGTGAGCCGTTCGGCCGACTGCCATGACAATCATGTCGCCGCGTTGTGGATGGTCGACACGGACAAAGCCCGCCGTCTCGTAGTTCGCTTCATACAGGCTGACCGCGTCCGCACTTTCCCACCAGCCGTCCTCACGCTTGAAGGCCTCGAACTCCAGCCCCAATTCGCGCTTGTACCAGTCCGCGCAAACCTGCCAGCAGTCCCAGGCGCCGTGCACGAATGGCCGATTGAGTAGCGGCGTGCTGCCGGTCGGAGTGATGCTGCGCAAATCACCTTCCGGCCAGCTCAGGATGTGCCAAGGTAAAGCAGTCGCCTCACACATGGCCAAGTCATGCGCGGAAGGCCGGCTAGTGGCATCAGGATGCGAGTGAACGATGCCGATAACCTCGCCCAGATCTTCCGCTGACGCGTAGTCCTCCGGGTCGATCCGGAACTCTTCGTTTGGATCGGCCGCGATGTTCCGGCACGGGTGATACCGTTGTTTTCGCCCTACGGCCAGCAGCAAGCCACAGCACTCTTTCGGGTACTCGGCGGCGGCGTGTGCCTGGATCGCGCTCAGGATGTGCTTGCGCATGATCAGCTCCGGGCAATCAGTGAAACGGCTGGAAACCCACCGTGGGGGAGTTGGTTATTCTGTCCGAAGCGCAATTGGCAGGACTTGAGCCCGCCCTTGCACTGATCCTTGCTCGGATCATCCGTGGGCTTGTCGTCGTCATCGAACCGTGCGCCGCCGGTATAGCCGCAGTTCGGCCCGCGGTAACCACCAGTCATGGCCCAATGGCAGAACGTGGTCATCTGGCGCCCCGGCAGCCCGTGGTTGTCGATCTCTCCTGGCGATGAAAGCTCCCACTGCACAGCCTCGCCGTCCTCGCCGGTTTTCTGATCAATGAACCAGATCTCCAGCGCCTCCTGAGTGGGATCAGCAGTCGGGTTGCCGGCCGGGAAGTTCTTCGCATCGAGGTATTGAGCCATGGTCTCGCGTACGGTCAGCTGAAACTTCAGCAAATCGTCGAAGGCCAAGCACAGCGCCGTGATACGCCCGTTGACGTTGCCAGCAGTGAACACTGGCCGCGTTGCGGTGCCATTACTGTCTGCGCCGATGCCTTCTATCTGAACCGGCCAGGCCGCGTATTCGTTGCCCTGCCACCAGATCGACTTGGCTGGCAGTTCGTCTACTGAACCCTCGTATGCCAGCAGCTCGGCGGGTGTGTGCGGGATCGCGTGACCGTGGAAACGCAGCACGTCGGCGCCATACTCCGTGCCGTCAATTTCAAATAGCCGCACTTCCCCGCCGGGCTCCAGTTTCTGGATGTCCGTTATCAATGCCATGCTGCAGTTTCCTTATGGGTGAAAGGTTTGCTCGAAAGTGCCGGTCAGCGTGTAAACGTCACCGCCCCTGTGCGCAGGCTTGTAGCCGTTGCACTTGTAGAGCCCGAGCTCTCCGAGTGGCGGCGTCCACAGGAAGGCTTTCGCCCCAGCGTGGCGGTCGAGGAAGGCAATGATCTGTTTGATCGCGGCGGCCTTGCCGGTGTAGCTGAACGGCCAGGACTGCGATTTGTTGTTGATGCCGTCCGACACTGATTGGCTGTAGCCGTCGGCGAATTGTTTGGAGCGCACCCGCTGACTGATGTCGCCCTCGGCCCCTTTTTCGATCTGCCAGGTGAATCGCTCAATTGCCATAAGTCACCCTTTGATTGCTCTGGTAATGCTGCCGCCCTGGCCCAAGTCCTTGCGCAACAGCTGTCGATATTTCTGCTCGACGAAGTCGCCAAGCTCTTTACCGAACTGCTGAAACGACGGATCGGAGGACGTCGCGCTGGTGCTGCCATCACTGGCGACGTTCACTTGCACGCTGATTTGCGTAGCTCCGCCACCGCCGCCCATGGATTGAATGCCAGCCCCTCCGCCGGAGGTCAGTGGCGTGACACTGCCGCCATTCGCCCCCGTCATGAGGAAGGACCGGCCGCCCTCGTTGTACAGCTCAGGCCCCAGTTCGTTTACCTCGTACAGCGAGTTAGCAGCAACCGAACCGCCAGTTGCTCTTTGCCCAGAAACCCAACTCGAAAAATCGCTCCCGGTGTACCCGGCCTGGGTCGAACCCGCCGAAGTTGGAGCACCCGAACCACCGAAGTACGAGCCGATCGCACTACTGGCAATGCCGGAAAGCAGCCCGGACGCCGCCTGCCGTGTAGCGATGCGCGCCATGTCCGCCAGAATCGACTTGGTGAAATCAGCAAACGACAACTTGCCGTTCATGGCGAAGTTGACGATGGCGTCTTCCATCGAGCTGAAGGCATTGGTGAACAGGCTTTTGGTCTGCCCGGCCACGTCACGCGCCGACTCCAGATAGTTCTGCCATGCCGACGATGCGCCAGCGCTCCAGTCGCCCTGGGCGGCGGTCATGTCGTCGTAATTGGCCTGCACTGTGTCGTGCAGATCCTGCTGAGTCGCTTTCAACGCCTTTAGTTTGGCGTTGTACTCGTCCACGCTCATGCCGCGCGAGCCGTCACCGTATTGGTTGGCCAACCCCAGGCGCTGCTGGTTGAAGCGATCGTCAATTCCGTTTTGCTGATCCGTCAATGAGCGCTGCCGGTCACCCTGACCAAGACCAGATGCCGCCCGCAATCCCTGCTGCCGAAGCGTGTCGACCTGTTGCTGCAGGGCGCTGGTGTACGTGTTGACTGCGAGGGTCTGCTTGCGCAGGCGTCCTTCCTCGTTGGTAGAGATGATGGCCAGTTCGCTGTCGCTGTCCTGCTGGGCCTTGACCATGGCCGATCGGGCATCCGAGATCTTTTGATTAATCTGGATGACCTGCGCAGCGGTTGTGCCCTTCTTGGCCTTGGCTGCTTCGAGCGCATCGATTTCCGCCTGATAGCCCTGGGCAACTTCGTCGGCCTGCTGCTTCAACAGGCTGATCCGCTGCTCGGTGTAACTGGCTTGGCTGATAACGCCAGCGCGCTGTGACGCTTCCAGTTCCTTGTCGACGTTCTTGTAGTAGGCCAGCGTTTCGGCCAGAGCGTTCTTCGCGTTATTGAATCCGGTTGTGTCGACGCTACCTGCGGCGACCTTTGGATCCTTGAACTTGTCGTTGATGTTCGCGATGTTCTTGTCGATGGCCACTTGGCTCAGGCGCGGGTCGTTCGGCGTCACCTTGCGGATATCGTCGAGCTGCTGCTTGTATTCCTTCAGAGCCTCGGTGCGCTTTTGTTCATTCGTCCACGAAGACTTGGTGAGAGCGTCGACTTTACCCATCGCAATAACCGCAGCGCCTTGGGCTTTCGCCTGCTCACCCTCCCACTTGGAGATGTCTCCTTGAACTGCCTTCTCGTCCTCCAGCATGTTCAGCCGATTGCGTCTGAACTCGATCAGGGCATCCTTGGATTTTTGGCTTTGAAACAAGCCGTCCATGGTCTCGGCTTCACGGAGATCGTTCTGCGCAGTCTCGATCTCCGCATTTATGTCGCGGCGCCCGATGTTCTTCAGATTGTCCGCGGCGCGCGCGACAGCGTTGTAGCCCCTCTCCCAGAAGCTCAGGTTTTCGAGGATCTTCGGCGTGCGCTCGTTGATGGCGTCCGCGTACTGCTCAGTCGCCAGCTTCACGGCGCCCGCGTGGTCGCCTTGCTCTTCCAGTGCGGCGATCTGCGAGTAAACCGATGCAGTCAGGTAGTGGTACTGCTCGTTCAGTGCAGCGGAAGCCTTGACCGGGTCATCTGCCAGCTTCGAGAACTCAGCGACGGTTTCGCTGACAGCCTTTCCGGTCGCCTCCTGCATAGACACGGCAGCCTGGGTGATACCTGTGAAACTCTCGCCCGCAATCTTGCCGTTGCCGGCCAGAAGGGCCAGAACCTCAGCAGCCTGCCCGGTCGTGCCGACAGTGGCGCTCACTTGCCGCGCCATTTCCCCCAGTTGCGTAGTACTGACACCGGCGTAGTTGCCGGTGAGAATCAGGGACTTGTTGTAGCTGTCCTGTTCTTCGCTGCCCTTATAGAAAGCATATGCAAGACCGCCCACTGCCGCAGTGGCCAACGCTAGCGGCGCAAGGATCGCGAGCAGCCCCGCGGCGCCCTCGCCCGCCCCGGCGCCCAACTGAGCGACCGCACGAACACCGCTACCCCAGTCCCCCGAGGACAGCGCATTCCCCAACTGCACGACGTTCTCTTGCGCCTGGCGAGTGCCGAGGCGAAGTTTGTCGAAACCGGTGGCGGTCTTTTCGAGCTTGGCGTAATCCTTATCGATCTTGCTCAGAGCCGAGTTGTACTGGTCCTGACTGATGCGACCGGCGTCGAGGTGTTTCCCAAGTTGCTCAACCTGGGTGTCCAGCTTGGCCATGGCCGCCCGGGCGGGGTCGATCGCACCCAGCAGGCTGTTGAGGGCCTTCTGTTCATCCAGCGTCGACTTCGCCAATGCCACCTGCTGCTTATCCAACTGGGCGCTGATCTTGGTGAATTCAGCTTCACCATAGGCACCGGTTTGGGTCAGCTTCGCCAGGCTGTCACGTTGTTTGGCCAGTTCCTGCGTGGAGGTCGCGCCTTTCGAAAGCGACTTCTCCAGCGCCTCCATCTCTTTCATCAGGCCGACGGCGGACTGCTCAGCGCGATCACCGGCCTTCGTCAGCTTGTCGAGATCGGTCGCAGCGTTGGCGGCATCAGCCGAATCGACCTTGATGCCGAGTTCTGCAATGTTCATCGACTCACCTTGAATAATTGCCCGCTTTCACGGGCTGTTGTCGCGTGCGTCAGCCATAACCGCGATGGCTTCCGACTCCATAACGCGGATGTCCTGAAACACACCGGGGCGATCCTTCGCCGGGATGCCGACGAGCTTCATCACATTGGGCAGAACGCCGTAATCGAGACCGGTTGCGCCGCACGCGCCGGTACGCCACTGAGTCCCCATCGCATCCATGACGAGGAAAGACGGCCAGTTGTCCGGCCAGACTTCAATGGAGTCATCGATATCTAAAGGAGAAAGCCCAAATACCGAAAGGACATCGGAATCAGTGGTCTGCTCGTACAGTGCGCGTGCGACGTCGGTCAGTTTCCCAGGCGGGCCTTACCGAACGCTTCGCTATAGGCCTTCACCACGGCATCCGAGACGCCGATGCAGCTCTTCACCAATGCGGTGATGGATTCGTCGCTGAGCTTGTCGGTGAAGCCCCAAGACACGACTAGGTCCTTGATTTGGTCGATGCCTTGCTCGACTTCTGCGGCGGTGACCTCAGACAACGTCGGCTCAGTGCCCTTGAAGCGCTCGCCGATGGCTTCTGCCCTTTCCTTCCAAGCGTCGAACAGTTCAGCCAGCGCAGTGCGGTCACGGTATTTGAACGTGAACGGCACCACGGCCGCCTTGCCGCCGACCTGCGGGATAGCTACGTCGACAGTGAACGTCGGCTTCGGTGCGATGGAAAATTTTGCCATGAGAATTCCTTACGACAGGTAGCGGGTAGGTTCAGCCTGCAGCGCCAAGTTGATGGTGCGGGTGAGCAGGTTGTTACGCGACACCGCCGGCTGCTTCGAGAACGAGGTGTACGCGCCGTAGAGAACGGTATCGGTACCAGGAAGGTTCATCCGTGCAGCCTGGATCTTCTTACCCGCATCTGCTGCGAGCAGTACAGCGTTGAAAGCCTGTGCCGGATCATCGGCAATGGTCAGCGCCATGCTCGCAGCAGATTTGTCAGTCGGGATTTGCTTGCCTTGGTCGTCTTCGAGGAAAACCACGTCCAGGTAGTTTTGCTCTCCACCAGAGAACGCGACGTCAGTCACTTGCGGGATTTGCACCCAGGTGAGGACCTTTTTCAGGGTGCCAACACCACCGCCAGCCGGATAGACCTGGATGTCGGTCGTATCGATACCTTCGAGAGTGGTCGACGTTGCAGTGGCCGTTTTTACTCGCACTACACGGTTGTTCAGGCGGCTCCAGCCAGCAGTGACCAAGACGATGTCACCTGCTGCCAATGTGCTGCCTACCACCGTGGCAACTGCTTCTGTGGCATTGGACATCGCAGTGAATGGCAGCTCGGCGGCGTAGGTGGCACCGTGCTGGATGGTTGCGCCGTTGGGGAGTTTGTAGCCCATTGGTTTTTCCTCTTTGCAGATATGACAAAACCCGCTCAATGGCGGGTTCCGGGGTTGCCCAACGGGCGAATTTAGTTAGTGTCGGCTCGGTAAAGGAATGAGACCGGCACCGTGTAGGTGGTGTCGTCTGGAATGCCGGGGCCGGGTTCTACCGGACTCATGGTCACCACCGTAAGCGCGCCTTTCGTGTTCCGCTCGTACAGCGGGAACAAGGCAGCAATCTGATCAGCGAGCGCGCCGGCCGCGCCGCGATACTCGCCCGCAGGCGTCACGATGCTGACTTGAAATACGCCGGTGTAGAGCCTGTGGTCGCCGCCGAGCGTGTTGCTTGCGGTGTCGCCCGGGAGCGTGAAGGCCTTCAAGTACGTGGCGCCGTCAACTGGCGTGTAGGCCTCGTTCTCGACAACGACCTTCAGCGGCACCGGTAACGCCTTTGCCCAGGCGATCAACTTGGCTTCGTAAATCGAGGCGATGATGTTGTGACTCATACCTGGTTGTTCCTGATGGCCTCCAGCACGATCTGCTGGAAGCGGGCCACGGTGATGCGGACCATGCCGCCCGGTGCTTGGGTCGAGTGTCCGAACTCCAGCGGAATCGCGTACGGCAGGTTGTTGATGAGGTAAGCGGTCTGTCCTGCCGTGAAGTCGCTGACCGCCGAGACCAGAGCCGCGATCGTCTCTTGGCCTCCCGGATCAACCTCGTCGAAAGTAACGTTCTCCACGACATCAATCGAAAGGTGCCAGTTGGCCCGGAACCGCCCCCCGACGTACCCTTCTGGTGCAACGATATCCATCCCGTCGTTCAGCTTGCGGCCCGGCTTAAGTCGGCCCGCTTTTGTCAGGTTGGTGGGATCGCTGCGAAGGTCGCTGTTGTAATCGTCGACAGCCTTGTTGTACTGGCGGGCCACGGTGTTCTGCGCCCAAATCTCCGGGTTACCCACCGGTGACATCCGGATGACGCTACTGCCGACCTCGATGATGATCTCGCGGAGGCTGGCGTCGATGGCCTCCGTGGCCTGGGCTGCGAATTCGGCAAGGCTCAACGCGAAACTGCCGGATTGTCCGGCGCCGGCCCGGCTCACGATCGCACCTGCAGCTCATACAGAATCGGCGTGCCCGCCGGGTTGATCTCTTTCAGCGGCGGGACGATTGACCAGGTGCGGCCTTGAACGATGATTTTGTTCAGCAGATCAGGCGCCCATTCAAGCCCCTGTGCGGCGATCTTGAGCTTCTTGTCGCCCTGCTTGATCAGGCTGTTGTTCTGGAATTCCTGACCGGTGAAGTCCAGCAGGATGCCTTGGGCGGTCTGATCGGTGATGGTGTCGGGCGGCGCGGTACCGGTTTCCGGATCGTACTCACCGACTGTGATTGCCCGGATTGTCACGGGCCGGCCGAACTCTGTGATCATCTCCAGAGCCATCACGGCCATCTCGTCGTAGAAGGCCATGGTGGCTCCAGATGTGTAATTAACTAAACATTCCGAGGTGGTACTCAGGAAGAGGCTTTCGCTTCCTGCGCTCCTCGATCATATTGTCAGCGATGCCAGCCGCCTGTTTCAGCACTTCAGCCCAAGAGCCGTCAACCTGGCTACCTGTTGCCGCTCCCTCTGCTTTTGCGAGAGGAAGCGCCGCCGAAAAGTAAAGGTCCCACGCCTGCTGTTCTTCGTCAGTGTATTTGTCAGCCATGTTAGAGCTCCTTTGATTGAACCCCAAAGCTAACACTATGCACGGACAGCAAACAGGCCTCGTTTCTGTAGGTAATCGGCGAACTGCGTGATGCTTGGCCGATCCGGCGCAGCGGGCAAAAGTCGGCCGCTGGTATTCGGAATCGTGGCGTACTCACGAGTCACCGCACCTTCGACGCGCTCCAGCGTCACCGCGCCTTTGCGCTTCTCCACCGGGTCTATGTCGTCCTGATGAATCTCAGCGGCCAAGGCCATCTGCCCGTACTGGATCCGCGCCGGCAGGTAGTTATCGGGCTTGATCTGGTAGTCCAGTTCAACACCCCGGCGCGGCCAAGCCAGAGCCTGATCGCTGTCCGTCTTGCGCCCCTTCCAGGTCTTTCCATCCATCGCCAAGGCAGCCCGACGAAGTAGCGCCTCTTGCGCTGGCTCGTCCGCAGGGATGGTCACACCGAACTTCACGGCGTACATGACCAGGTCCGCGGCGCTCGCGTAGCTTTCGGCGTCTGACTTGCCGGTGCCGTCCTCGATGATGAGTGTCATGAATCAACTCGCTGGATTGAGTTTTTAATGATTGGCCGCCGGGTTACCGACAGCCAGCAGTATCACGCCTTTGGCAGCTCAGCGACGAGCTTTTCCAAGGACTCTTTCGAGGCATTGGCCCGGTAGGGCACGCTGAAAGTGTCGAGCTTAGCTTTCAGCTCGGTGATTTCCTTCGCCTCTTTGGTTTCGTCCGTTTCCAGCCGTGCTTGGGCGGCTTGAGCCAAAAGGTCGTCCACCTGATTTTTCAGACTGCTTGCACGCTCAGCTTCAGCATCGCGCGCACCGGCCAGCTCCACCATCTGCCCCCGAAGGCCGTCGAGCGAGTGAAACAGGCGGATTGCGAGTTCGCCGACTTCCGGTTTTTCAATCTCGCCAGCGTCAAGCCCATCAATCACAGCGCGGACCATATCGCTTTCGATGCGCAACTTTCCGACCAGCGCTTCCAGTTCGGCCGTGTTATCGCCAGCTTCAACAACCAGCACCTGGCGCGACTCAGCCTTTATCGCCGTCACTTCGACGCCGACACGCTCGTACGCTTCAACCACCTTCGGCCATTCGCCGACAACGACAACACCAGTCACGCCAGCTTCTGGGCGGTCGAAGTGCTCCGGGTTGCGATAACGCTTATCTGGGTCAAAGCCGGAGCTTTGAGTGGAATAGATGAGTTCCATGGAAATCTCCGTGGCGGCCATTTCTGGCCGCCGTCAGGGGTGAGCCTTAAGGCGTGGTCGTCAGGGTGATCATCACGCCGGCGGTGACCTTGTTGCTTTCGGAGTGCTTGACCCAGTTGGCAGCCGAACCAACGGCGGCCAGCGTCGGGTTTGCGCCGCCGACGGCGTCCTTCCAGCTGTAACCCAGCACGTCGATGTTGACGGTGCCCTCGGCGCGGTAGCCGATACCGAGGTTTTCTTCGTCGTCCACGTTGTACGAGCGGAAGCCTGGGGCCTGGGACTCGGTGATTACCACAGCGTTCGGCAGCAGGCCGAAGATCACGTCCGCCGGAGCGGTGTCGGTCACCAGCACTGGTTTGCCCAGGGTGCCCGGCAGACCGCCGTAGATCACGACGCCGGCTTCTTCGTAGACCTTACTGGCAATGGCCTCATCGACGATGTCGAAGTAAGCGCTGGAGTGCATGACCCACAAGGCAATGCGGCCGAACTTGTCGCCGAACTTGCGCATGCCACGGGTCAGGGTCTTCTTGCCGTCGGTTTCGATGTTGGCGGTGACCACCATGCCGGCGTTGGAACTGATGGCGGCACGCAATGCAGCGGTGGCGTACTGGATAAAGCCTTCCAAGGTAGCGTCTGCCACATCGGCGCCGATGATCTGGGAGAACTCTTCGACCGGACGACCGCGACGCTTGAACGCCTCTTCAGTGGTTTGGTACGGGCCGTACTTCCACGGGGCCTTGACGCCCACCGCCTCGCCCGCGCCGATCTTCTTGGCGGTCACCTTGCCGACGGAATTGACGTCGCGGTGCTCCAGCGAGCCGCCGATCTTGTAGAACGAACGCTTGCGGAAGTCGCCTTCGATCAGTTCGTTGTCGAGAACGATCGCGCCGTTGGACGAAGCGTTGAACACATCGAGGTTGTCCTGGACACGCTCCAGGTATGCGGTTTGCGCCTCATCGTTGTAGATGATCAGGTCGCTGTTTACGGTTGTAGCCATGGGTGAGTCCCCTTACTTGGGCAATGCGAGGTATGCGGTTTGGCCGTGCTTGCGCTGGAAATCGCGCTTTTGCTCGGAGGTCATTTCGGAGCGTTTGAATGCAGCCTGGCCGCCACCCCCGCCCGGGGCTTGTGTCCCTGAAGCCCTTGGCCACAGGTGAGGCGCGCTTTCGCGCAGTGATTCCGCCCATTCGAGCGGAGTCAGTGGGGTTTTGCCGTCTTTGCCGAGGATGGTCTGGCCAGACTCATCGACGGCGACCGCTTCGCCCTCGTCATTCAGTGAAAACACGCCCTTGGCGCGCAGGATGATGTCGTCGGTTGCTTCCGGCAGTGCGCCGGCTTTCAGTGCTGCGCCGCGCACCGAGTCGCCCAGGACTTTGCCCTGGAACTTGGCGGCGAAGGCTTCAGCCTTCTCGGCTCGCGCGGTGATGGTCTTCAGTTGCTTGTCGGTTTCCGCGCGCAGACGTTCGGTGCGGCGGTTGAAGACTTCATCCACCCTGCCCTCTGTCAGCAGCTTGGTTTCTTCGTCCTGGCCCGCGCGACTCAGCAGCCCTTTGACGGCGTCGATGTCGATGCCTTCAAACTGGGTTTCGAACTGGGTCAGCTTGCCGGTGGTGTCTTTCAGCTTGCCCAGCAGCTCCGTGTTCTTGGTTTTCAAACCCGAGACGGATGCTTCAACGGCAGTCGCGATAGCGGCCTTTATTGCCGGGTTTTCCAGGTCGATTTCGTTCTCTTCTGCCACGGTGATGCACCCCTTGGGTTTGTTAGGCCCGCTTTACGGGCATAAAAAAGCCCCAGCTGATGCCAGGGCTAGTAAGTCCACGGTAAAACTAGGGAATGATGCCAGAGCATCGAATCCTTCCTTCCGCCGTGAGTGTTAGCTCCACCCAAGGGTGGCTTTTTTGTAGTCGCTGGCTCACCAGTTGATAAATCTCCTCATCACGACCAACTGGCCCTTCAATGGGGAACTCATCAAAGCCGCCTGTGCCGCTTGGATAACACGCCATCATGCTGAAAAAGGACTCGATCAGATCTCCCGTCACGCTTACGCCCTGCTCAAATTCCATGTCACGCTCTCTGCATCGTTGGTTGAGGCGACATGGTATAGCTCTTTTCAAAGCGCAAAATTAGGTGGTTTGCATGCTTTTCACATGCCCGCGCGCTCGAATGCCAGCGGCTCAAGCCCTTTCATTTCCGCCAGCGTAAGCGGCGCGAAGTTGCGATCAAGCTGCAGCTCGGCAAAGCGCTCGACGCTTAGCCCGCCCTCACGAAACAGCTTTGCCCTCACCGGGCCGATAGCCACGTCTTGGAACGAAGCCGGCTGCTGCTGAAGCCAGTGGTAATAGTCGAGACTCGCGCTGACCTGGCCCGCACCCTCGGCCCCGACTGAAGCCCGCGTAGCACCCTTGGCGAACATCTCACTGAGCTTGGTCAGCAGAATGAACGTGGTGCGACAGTTCGGATGAAACGGCGGTCGAGGGCCGGAATCAACCGGAAATCGCCGCTTATCCATCGATCGACATTGCTGGCTGGTCTTGCTGTCCAGCGTGGCGACCATTTCGACTTCGGAAACGATAACCGTGTTGGCCTTGGCCACCTCCATGCGCGCCTGGGAGGCGACATGCTGAATCGCGGTGTGCACCACGGTACTGGCGTTGCGGTTGGTCGTTGCCAGGACGCCGTCTTTGAACCCCGCCGCCTTGGTGCCACGGATGTTGCGGATAACCTGAAAGTTCGTCTGCCCTTCGAAGAAACCCTGCCGGATCGTGCCGATGACGCGCTCACGCTCGGCGGTGGTCCAACCCTTGATGAACGACTTCAGCAGCTTGCCGCCGCCGGTGCCGCGCACGCTGAGTGGATTCGTTAGCACCGCCGCCCTGATCGCAGTCACCGTCGGCGCTACCACATCAAACGACACACCGACGGGCGCAGACCTGGCCAGGCTCGTCACCTCAAACTCGGCTTCGTAGTTGGCAATGTCGATCAGGTCGAGGTTCAGTTGCGCGCTGTAGCGGTCGAAGATGCCCAGCAGTAGGCTGTCGACCTCCTTCAGCAGCGCTTCAAGACGTTTGACGTTGTACTCAGTCAGGTCCGACTGAGTGAGCCGGTCGCGGATAGAGCGGTCGATCTCCGTCAGGAAGGGGGCGAACTTGCCCACCTCCCCCGCCTTCAGCTTTTCGAGAAAGACCGCATGCCGAATCGTGGCGTCAAGGATTGCTTGGTTTGCCGCCATCTACTTTGTCCTCGTCGTCCAGGCCCAATCCGTCGCTCTGCTCTGCCAGCTCACCATCGATCTGCTTGTCTGTGCGCTCCGGCGCGATCAGCCCCAACTTGCGCAGGTAAGCCCTAAGATCAGCTTTGGCGAAGCCGCCGTTCTGCCACAGAGATACCAGTGCGGCGATCATCTGTGGATCAGCCGTAAGCTCAACAAACTCCTGATTGATCAGGTAGGCGACTTTCTTTTCAGCGATGCCCATGTAGGTGCAGCACCACATGATTGCCCTGGTGTAAGCCTCGCTGACGTTGGCCACGCATCCAGCCAGCACCGAGGTCGATGCCGACTGATCGCCGCGCGACTCAGTAGCGGTTTTGGTAGCCAGAGATGCAACCACCATCCGCGCGCCCAACTCGATCATCATCTGGTTCTTGTCGGCCATTGCCTCCTTGACCAGCGTATTGGGCAGCGGTTGCGCGTAGCCGAACTCACCGCCGGCCGGCAGCATCATTGGTGCCCTGGAGCCGACATAGATGCCGTTTTTCTCCATCCAATCGCGCCACTGCTCATCCAGGCCGGAGATCCATGGCTGAGCCTGGCCGCACCAGAAGACGCTGTCTTCGTAATCAGCGCTGTTGCGGTAATGACCTAGATTGATCATTGCGATGTCGTACAGCGGTGACTCGTCGATTGTTGGATCGTTGTTTTGTGCGCCGATGAACGTGAACGGGATTTCTTTGAGGCGCCCAGTAATACCTTCAGGAGTGAATGTTTCCGTGATCTCAAGTGGTCCACCACCTCTTGGCCCAGACCGGCGCCAAACTCGGCAGACAAAGCCTTCAGGCTCAAGAGCAAGCTCACGGAATTGCTCGACGACTTTGAAACCGAATCCATCCTCAATCTCAGGCATTTCACGCAGCACAACCAACGTCAGCACGTTGTGACCGTTCACCATGCCGGTGCGCCAGTTGATGATGTCCTCAGCGCAGTACGATAGGATCACCGAGTGACCGCCGATACCGTCGTCTTGGTGGTAGTCGACGTAAAGCCCATGCCGTCCCGCCTCAAGCACCTTCTCAAGCGTGCCTTGGGAGTGCTGGTAAATGCTTACGCCGGAACCGTTGGCGTTGTCCTGCAAGTACTCCAGTTTCTTTGGCACCGTCAGCGTTGGGTCTTTGTGAAAGGCCAGGCCGAGCAGACCGTTGCGAGTGTGTCCCGTGGCATTCTTGAACACCGCGCGCTCGCGGTACGCCCTGTTGCGATCGACGTTTTCCGGGGACTTATCGTGCGCATTGATGTACGGAAGCCGAGACACAACCCGGTGCTGGCCGGCGCAGACATCACGGACAGTAGCCCAGCGGTCTAGCACTTCGATGTAGTCCGCCCGCTTGTAGGAGACGTCGTTGCTCATCGGGCGTATCCCATTTTGATAGCGGTGACCGGTTTGATGACCGGATACTCGCGGTGGATGAAGTAACCGCCGCCGTCGTTGGCGTGGTCGTTGCCCTGGCTTTTGTCCGGCTCGCCATTGGGCGCCCAGATCTGTTGCTCAAGGCCGTCTGCATAAGTCGGGCAGGTGAACGGGTTGACCAAGTAACGCCGCTCGCCCTGCGCATTGCAGAACATGGCGTTCATGGCGTTGATTCGATCCTTCACCGGCGGGTTGGCCGCCGGCGCTATGACCGCGAAGCCCGCCTGCTTAAGCATGGCCAGGTCCGTGACGCTGGCATTGACCGACTTGCGCGAATCACCGGATGCGTCCGGGTAGATCCGGATTTCACAGGTCTTCTCGAAGTCGTTGCCGTTGTGGCGCCAGTAGCGCTCCTTGATGCGGCGGATCATGTCCGGCGTGTCGTAGCCATCCATCAACTCATCCACGGCACGCGGCAGACCCCGGTCTCGTTTGACGTGGGTGATCGCCGCCATCTTGCCGACGTTGAAATCCATGCCGATGAACAGAGGCTCGCCCGGCTGCACAGTGTCGAAGCACTGGTTCAGCTTGCGATCGTAGGCGTGGTAGATCGATCCAGACGTCAGGTTGACGAACTGCCCATTGAGGTAAGCGCGGATCAGTTGCTCGGGGTATGACTCCATCAGCGATGGGATATAGTCGTCCGGCAGGTTCAGTTCGTTGTCGAACGTGCTCGCTTGCACCAGACCATACAGCGCTGCCGTTGCTGGCCGGTCCCGCACCTGCTTGACGAACTGCTGATAAACGAACTTGAAGCCTTCCGGCGTCGTTGTGACGTCTACCCCGTTGCGCAACCCATCGGCCTTGTAACGCATCCGGGCAATGATCTTGCGCCAAGCCTGCTGCGCCTTGACCGCGCTCAACACGTCGAGCTCATCGACCAGGGCGTGACCGATTTTGAAACCAACGATGGTCTGCGGCTTCTCCATCGACCGGCATATCACCGTGCCTCGATACTGCCTGCCGCTGTAAACGTGAACTTCATGGTTCGACTGATTGATCTCAGTTCGAAGCCCCCAGTCTTGCGCCACCTCCTCCATGGTTGGATAGAAGATATCGCGGATCTGGGCGTAAGTCGGTGCGAAGTAGCCGGCGTTGATGCGCGGCCACTCCCAAAAGTGCTTGCTGATGGCCGAGCAGCCTACCCACGTCTTACCCGAACCGAAGCCAGCGACGAAGCCGCGAAACTTGTGCGGCAATGCCAGGAACTGTGACTGAGGGACGTTAAGACTCGGCATTCGGTCGCCTCGCGTCGGTCACAACCACTTCGATGCGTTGTGGTGCAGGGCCTTCCTCTTCGCCATTCAGTTCGCGGCGCAGCTTCTCGTTCAGCAGGCGCTTGTTCTCGACCTCGATGCGCTTCAGTTCGGCATCAAGGTCGACGTGACCGGGTGGTGCAAACATGCCGAGGTGACGGCCGATGTCGACAAGCGCGCCTTTCTTGTCGTGCAACTTGACCTTGAGGCCATCGCGCCCCTGAGAAACCTCGGCGATGGCGCCGGCGGTGTCATCGTCAACTTCGCTTGAGTCGATAAGTGCAAGGCCGTGGTACGGGACCAAGTCGTCATCCTCACCTTCTTCAGCGTCAACCATCCGGACTTGAGTCTCACCCCAGCGCACTACCTTGCGGATGTCGCTGAAGCCGATCTTGGCGAGCTCACGCAGCACCATGTCTTGGGTTATGGCTGTTCTTTCCGACCTTCCCTGCATCGCCTCCTTCAATGCTTTCGCAATCTCAGGTTTTGTCAGGTTCTCCTGTCCGATGGATGCGGCTGTCTTCTTGCTGTAACCCGCACGGATAGAGGCTTGCGTGGCATTCAGGTCTTTCAGGTACTCATCGACGAAGCGCTGCTGTTTTGCTGTCAGCGCCATAGGGGTTCCTTGAGACTTTGGTGCCTCTCATGGGCAGTGCTTGAAATAGGGGTGTTTTGCAGGTATTGGTGCGGGCTCATTAACAGGAAGCAAGAATGTCAAAAAACCACCTAACAAAAGAGGCTGAACTTTTGAAACGTTTCGTCGTGCACGGCGAATTCTATGAAAGGGACGCTACAGGAAAGCAAAAATATCGACGGTTGCTGGAGGTGCGCGCCAGAGCACACAACTTCGACGAAGTCAGCCTTCCAGATGCCATATTTGTCATGATAAACCCTGGTAAATCTGTACCTATAGATCCAACTATCGAAGGCCTTACCCCCACAGTCCCAGACAAGACTCAATACCAAATCATGCGAGTGATGGAATGCAAGAACTGGAAATTTGTACGGGTACTAAACCTATCTGACCATCGCGAGGTTAACCAAAATGCCTTCCTTAACCTCATTCCGGGCCTTCCCTCCAAGCACTCTATTTTTGACGCGTCCAGAGCGGCTGAGCTCGGCCCTCTGATAAACACTGAGGGTCCTGTTATCGCCGCTTGGGGAGTAAAACCCGATTTGGATAGCCTGATTGCTAAAGCTGTGGGATCGCTGACTGGCTTAGGAAAATCTGTCGTGGGTAGAAACGCAGATCGCGGTCAAAGAGGCGACCTTTATTACCATCCACTTTATCAGCAAGCCAACTGGCTTGGGTGCATCCTAAAACAGTTGTAAGCAAGTTCGAGACCGAAATAATCCGACCCGGCAGGCTCGTTGAATCGCCTCCCAGTCGGGTTGCTGGGTCGTCTTTGGCTCATCCTATTGAGCTTGTTGACTCCAACTCGGAGAGACGCCCGAGATAGAGCGCCAATTGCCCGTGAGCATCGTCACCGATTTTCCCGCTCACCAGATAAGACAGCTCTTCGTTGGTACACAGCCCTCCCTTCGTGATATTTGCGGAGCCAATAATCGCGGAATACGAATCGTCTTTTTGACCGTAATAAATTTTCGAATGGAGATAGATCGGTTTGGGCACGTTGAAGTGCTTCAGTCCAGGCATTTTTAGCAGGCTCTTGATGCAACCTGGTTCGGTATGTTCCTGATTCGTGTACACCGTTATCTCTGAGCCCCGACGTATCGCCTTCCTGATGTCTTTCAACAAGAGCGACAAACCATTGCCTTTCATCCACCCCGAGCAAATCACAATCTGCTCGGACGTCGACAGTAGCTGCTTCAGCTCATACAGATGCGACTGAGTGTCTTTTTTTACATTGGCAATTAGGCGCAAAAGATAGTCTCCACGCTGGCTCGGCCGACGATATTACGCTTGGGAGTTCTGCCGCGACATGATTTCCTGACTCTCCACACCTGTCCCGATCTATTTGCTCAGCTTCGGCTGCAGGATCACCCGGGCAACCATCACCAAGAGGCCCAGCACTCCATAGGCCACCGGTGGCAGCACGGCTTGCAGTTGCGGCATCAGCTGCTCAGCGATACCCAGGGCAGCAATGGCGCCACCCGCCTGAACGCTGGTCATGCTCAGCGCTTGTTTCCAGTTGTCGATCAGTTGCATGAGTGTCCCCTTACGAATTCTGTTGCGGATGTACTGCATCGGTGACCGTCTTTCGCAGCTCGGCCAGGTCTGTAGCCAACTCGGCCAGATCCTTGTCGCGGCGCTTCTCGGCCCACTTGAACCAGGCACGCACCAATACCCATGCAGGCAGGCCGCAAACAAAGATGATGCCGCCCAGGGCGATCACCCCGACGTCGTCGTTCGCCCATGAGCCAAGGTCCAGCCACCGGACGACGAAGGCGCCTCCGCAGATGCTGGATACCGACGTGCTGATCATTGCTACAACGAACTCGCGCACGGTCTTGGGCAGGGTCATAGCCATGACGACGACGGCAGCCAATACAGCGACAAAGCCGAACGCCCCCAACTTGTACAGCGCGATACCGCCAGCGGCAGTGAGTGGGCCGGGCTCAGACATAGATTGATATCTCATGGCGCCTCGGTATCTCGGCGTTGTGATTGGTCCGGCGCTCCATGCCTTCCTCATCCGCTCGGAGCAAAGACGGGGGCATGGGTGCCAGATACGAAAAAGCCTCTGCGAATGCAGAGGCCCTGAATGGGTGCTGTTGGCCGGTGCTGATCCCGGTTTACGAGAGGTTCATTCCATCAGCCTGCGCTTTCATCCGCATAACTATTCCCAATCCCGCCGTCAGAAGAGACAATCACAGTTTTCTAAGGATGGGCAGATGAACAAATTAAATGGATGGTGGCGGGTGTGGGTAGTGGGCGTTGTTTTGTTAGGTCTAGGTTTTGGATGGGTGGGAAAGGAAAAATTTCCGACCTACCCATACGATGCGCTCGACTACCACAATTCAAGAACTGGCCCACTTCTTATAGAGAAAATGGCTGTGGCAGAAGGGCGGACCCCCACTCGTCCTGCAGCCGAAATTCAACAAGACATCGACGCTATTCATGCATCCATGAGTTCCATTGTAAAAAATTACAATCAGCGAAAATTGGAACACCGTCTGGAGTATTTTGGGGGCTGGATAGCCTCTTGCATTGCGATGCTATTAGGGCTCTGGGCGTTTCGCTGGGTTATTGCCGGATTCGGAGTAAAGAAACTCTAAAAAGAGCGGCAAGCAACACCGAATCGTTGGGAGCCGGATATAGCTGTCAACCAAAAATACATCCGGGAATGGATCCACTCGATAGCGGCCTTCCTCGGTGATACACAAAAGCCCGTAGCATTTACGGGCCTTTTTGGTTTCTGCCAGGCGTATTCAGCAGGGAGTCAGGCCGACACCATCAGGCGGGGACTTGAACGTGGTCATCACGAAGTAATTGCTGGATCCGTGCAGGTTGTTTTTCAGGTCTTGGACATCGGACTGGCTGCCCGTTCGCCACACGACAAGGGTCAGTTCCAGTCGCCGCATCGCGACACCTTGTGGCTCGGTCAGAGCCATCAGGTGATAGCTGACAGTGCGCAGCGCGCTCCGCGAGTGCAGTCACCGAGAAACAAGACAGGCAGGCGGCGAACGCCCAACCCAGATACATCGGGAGTCGCTTCACCATCGGTTATTCCTCCTGGGCTAGGTTTTCTCAGGACGCAAAAAACCCGGCGCGATGGCCGGGTTTCTTTAATTTGGTGTGTCGGACAAGCGACACGGTGTTACTGGTTGAGCATCCACAACATAGATCGTGGCGCTCGAATGGTCAAAGCAGGCAGGCTGTTGATGTATAGGGCTGTTGACGCGTTGGCCGCAAAATTCACCACGGTTTTACTTATCACTTTAACCATACGACTACCTCCTTCTTGTCCAGACTGTTGTGCTGCATTTGGTGTATCGATCACTGCTTGTAGGAACCACATTAAAACTACCCATACAAGCCCACCAAACATCAACAGCCCGCCGCTCGGGCCGCTAACTACTATGGGCGCTCGAGTCATCATCTCTACGAAACGCAGAAATGACAGGATGGGTAGATAATGGCACATTGGCTCAGCGCAAGTCAAGCCACATCTAAAACCACAAGGCCTTCATGCTCAAGAATGTGCTGAACCTCGACTAGTGCCTGATCGACACCACCCTCCAGCGCCTTGCGAATGTCGCGCCGCCACCGCTCCTGCGTCTTGATCGGATGCGGCTCATTTGACCAGTTATCCATCTCGTACCAACCGGCCGGCAGCACATTGGTCGAGCGCTTGCCATCCACGCCCGGCAACTTCGGCAACGCCCAAGTGACCACGGCGCAATGTAGAAATCGCTCAGGCGCCGGCGAGCGTATGACCCTTGTCAGTTCTGCAATAGCCGCGTGTTTGCGGTCAGTGTGGGTCGAGAACTTCGCCACCAGCAAGCGCCAGTGCGCCGCCGACAACGCCTTATGCAGCCGACCGAACACCCAGCAGTCGGTGAGGAATGCGGCCTCCTTGCCCACGATCTCCCCTTTCTGCTTGGCGCACTGCACCTTGGGCTCAAAGTCGCACCCTCCGGCAGAGTTGATGGTTTCGGCGGCCAGCGCCCGAACTACTGCGGATACCACGTTGCGATAGGTCATGCTGCTCTCCCCTTCAGCTCTCTTGTCTTTGCCCGGAATTCGGCCTTGATGGCCTTGATTTCTTCGACGGTGTACTTGCGGGCCGGATGAGGCCCTTCGATCCAGGCAACCTTGTCGGCGCCGATGCGATGCACCAGGCGGATGCGGTACTCCACCGCGTTGCCTGACAGGTTCCGGTTGCACTTCACGCACTGGCGGTGGATGTTCAACTGCTCAAAGCGTAGCTCCGGACAGGCCCCCACGGAACGGTAGTGCCCTGCATCCCAGCGACTGCCGGTGATCAGATCGTGATCGTTGGGCATCGAATCGCAGCTGATGCATGGCAGGTGTGCGTCACGAAGGCGCACGAACTCGTTGACTGCGGTCTGGGCTTCACGGAGGTGATCCGCCCTGCTCTTCAGCTTCTCCTTGCGGACCTTGATCTCGCGGCGCTCGCGCTGATCGATGGCCTTCCGGGCTAATTGCTGGTTGGCCGGCTGCTTGGCCAAGTCCAGCGCACAACTAACGCTGCAGGCCCTTTGCGTCGAGAGCGAGGGCCGGAACTTGTTGCCACAGGCCTTGCAGCTCTTCTGCTTCACTTCCTTGATGGCAGTCCTCATGCCGCCTCCTTGCTCAGCAGGTCGGTGAACACGACGCCCTGTCCAGTGAAGTACGCGGCCATGCGATCTGTGTACTGGATGCCTTGGGCGCGATTTAACAGGCTAGTCACCGGGAATCCGTCAGGCCCGAACAGCTTGCAGCCGCCCATCATGGCCAGCTTCGTTTCGTAAGGCAGATGACGCATCACCCGATACCACTCCACCTGAAACCCGGCATCCTCATTCAGAAGGATCTGCACGCCGAAGTGCAGCTTGCAGTACCGACGGGCATCGGCCTCATCGCCGATCTGGGTCATCTCGGAAATGCGCTTGTACATCGCGAACCACAGGGCGTTTTGGTCCAGCGTACGGTCCTTGCCGGGACGCAGTGACACAACCACGAACTTCTTGTCGCGGTACATGGCGCTCAGCTTGGTGATAGCCTCGGAGAGCTTGGCCTGGCAGTTGACGCTGATTTTGTCGGTCATCACAGGCGCTCCTTGCGAGTCATTTGCTCTACCGCTTTCAGTTGGTCAGCCTTGCGCAAGGCGAGTCGGCGGCGCTCTGACCGGGCATCCCATCGAGATTGAATGTCTTTGCGACGGCGGTGTGTCTGCAGCTCATCCCTGACTTGCTGCCAACGAGCATGCAGCTTTGCGGATGGCTGAACAGCTGACCCGGTCAGCAAGCCAGCAATGGCTTGGCCATCTGCGGTGATGGGCGCGATACGCAAATCAGCCAAATACTGAGTTCCGGCTTGCTGAGTGATCAGTTGCATGCGTACTGCCGATTCGATGGCTGTCACCCGCCGAGCAGCGTCGAAACCGAGGGACACGCTCCATGTCACCGGAGCTGCTTCGGCGCGAGCCGTTGTCACCAGCCGCTCGTAGGCGCTCATGAAGGCCATCCGAGCACCAACTTTGTCGCCAAGTTTCAGAATTGGTGCGGCGGCACTCATGGCCTGCCGGACTTCTTCGGTCATCACCACCGTTTCGATTTCGTCACCGGCCATCAACGCAATTGACCATGCCTCGTCCTTGGCCGGACGGCCGTCGGCAGCCTGAACACGTTGCAGGATGTCCGCCATGGTCAGCTTGCCTTTTACTTCGAAGCGGCAGGCCTTCAGCGCAGCGCGGATGTCCGATACGGGATAAGCACAGAGGTCCTCAGCCATAATTGCCGCGGTACCGGGGCTCATTTCCTGGCCCATAGCTTCCGCCGTGGCGATGATGGCTGCCGCCAACCCAGCAACCTGCTGATCGTTCATTTCAAAGGTATTCATTGCGCTCTCCTGCCTGGCGCTTGGCCAAGACCATTTGCGCGGCCTGTTCCGCAGCGGAGACGTTCGCCTCAGTGCGCTCCATCTGGCGGGCCGTGGCACCGTTGATGCGCTGACCAGTCATCCACTGAGTGTGGTAACTCTCAGCATTCGCCAGCAGTTCGTTGAGGCTGTGGCACTTGCGCAGTACGGCGGCATCGCTGGTTTTCAGGAAGTGGGCTGCAACGTGGTGGGCGACATCGGTACCGAGGCGGTCGACAAGCTGACCGAGCTGACCACCAACCTTGGCGTTCCACACCGGCCAGGTGTTGTAGCGTTTGCGGTAGGCCATGGCGTAGTTCGCCCAAACCTTGAAGGTTTTGCAGGACTGGTCTTTGGGGCCAGGCATGTCGGCGGGAATCTCGACCCGTGGCGTATCGGTGCGGTCAACCACCAGCACCAAGTTGCGGACCGGCTTGTCCGGACCGTCCTGCAAGTCCTGACTGGTATCCTGATTGGTACCCTGATGATTGGTATCCTGATTTGTCGGAGATTTTTCCGACCCTGTCTCGGATTTTTCTCCGACCCTGCTCGGATTTTTTTCCGAGGTAGATCGGATTTTTTTCCGACCCTCGTTCTTTGGTGGGGTCGGATATTTTTCCGACCCATCAAGCTTCTGGTTCCACTCGATCGCCTTCTCCGTCAGACGAAATAGGGTGATGTTCGAGGTGCTGGAAAGCTCAATCAGACCGGCCTCTTCCAGGGCCTTCAGCATGCGGTAAGCGGTATCTGGCTTATCGGTGAGTAGCGGCAGCTCCTCAATGATCTTGGCCTTACTTAGCGCGAAGAAGATCCCGTCATCAGTCTTGATTGGCTTAGTCCAACTCGGGCAGCCATAGACGAAGGCGAATAGCAGCGCTTGCTGAGAATTCAGCCCCCACTCCAGCGCCTTCACCTGGTTGATCGTGACGGTGTATTGCATGTCAGGTATTCCTGACCAAGGGAGAAAGCGCAGAAGTACGCGACACGTTTTTGGAATTCAGAAAACGTGTCGCGACATTGTTCGAGGTATTGCTTGAATTGGGTTGGCTCCGCATAATCGGCCTCATCAAGTGGTATTGAATTAGCCGGGGCGCAATCCCGGCTTTTTTGTGCCTGAAATTCAGGCGGCCTTCACCGATGCATCCATCACGTCCAAGCTCTGCCGAACATGGTTGATTTCTTGGCGAATCAAGGATTTTTCGAAGGTGCTGACGTGGTCGTCTCCGAGTGCTTCGTGCACTGCGATTGTCAGATCAGCCACTTCCTTGCCCACATTGATCAGAGATTTGGTTAGTGCTTGAGGTTGGGGAGCAGACTTGGCGACCAGGTCGAAACCGAATTCATTCGCGAGCACCGCCAAGGGGCGCATGTCGCCGGTGTGGAGCAAGATCCCAAACAGATGCTCCACTGTCAGGTGATGAGCGTCGTTGTCCGGGTTGGCTCGCTGGAGCAGACCAACGTGCGGAACGCCCATCTTTGCCGCCAGTGCTTTTGCCTCGTTATCCAGAACAGCGCTTTGGCATGCCCGCAAAAAATCTTCCATTCGTAAAACCTCAAATTTGTTTCCGTGGTGGCGTTACGCCAACAAAGCGATGATCTGGTCATGACCAGATCAAGGACGCATCCATGACCACTGATTCCGAATTGCATGGCGAGATAACCGCCCTTTGCTGCTTAGTAGTTGCCTTGGCTTCCACCCTTCCCTTGTCGTCTCAACTCCGGCTATGGCCTGCGTTTGAGCGGGCTGCCGGTCCGTTAAGAGCGCGGCTTGGTCTTGAAGAGCTGCGAGGGTTTGAGCGGGTGACTGCTACGCTAAGTTCGCAGCGTGCTGTGGTTTAGGCGGCGGACTTCTTTGGGTGGGCTTCCAAGAGCAGCCAAGACGGCTCGAACGGTTTTCCATTCGCGGCAGCCAGAGCAGCAATTCGCTCGGCATATCGCGTCTCGCCGGTGTATTCGGTGCGCGGCAAACAGTCAGCGGTAAGCCATTTGTAAACAGCTCGAGGAGACTTTCCACAGGCCAACGCAACGACTGGAACTCCGCCAGCGTCATCGATCGATTTCTTGAGCGGCCGCATAAGGCCTCCGAGTCAATTATGAACTTACAGTACATATTATGTCGGAACTGAAAGTACATGCAAGCGCATGCGATATTGAACCTATGGTTCAGATAGAAGAAATCCGCACAGCCTTCGTGGCTCGGTTAAAGAAATCCTTGGCTGCTCACGGCATTGACCAGTGGGGCGCAGGCGCTCGCCTAGCTGAAATCGCCAAGGTCACCCCGAAGGCTTCCAGCAAATGGCTGAATGGCGAGTCGATGCCGGGCCCTGCGAAGATGCAAGCAATTGCGGATGCGCTCGGCGTGAAGATTGAGTGGCTTCAGCACGGGTCAGGAGTAGATCCGACGCTCTCGCGTATGCCGGTAGTCAACGATCCAACTGGTTCCGAGGTGAAGTCTGCCGCCGATATCGTGCTTGAGATGCTCACTAAGCAGGGAAAAGGACTTTCAGGGGATGCCCGCAGACGGCTACTTGCGGTTGCAGAGGCTGAAGATGCCGGCGGCGCCATTGAGGTCGATTACTACCGCCCCGGCGTAGTCGGTGACGAGGTGTGGATCGCGCATTACGACGTCCGCGCTGCCATGGGTGGCGGACAGATACCGCACGACTACCCGGAGTTGCTCCAGGACGTGAGGGTAAGCCCTCAACATCTGCGCGAGATGGGCGTCGAGTTCAAAGAGCACTTCCATCTCAAGATGGTCACCGGCTGGGGTCAGTCGATGGCGCCCACGATCAAGCACCGCGACCCGCTGCTCGTCGACATCAGTATTCGGGAATTCGTGGGGGATGGGATTTACATGTTTTCTTGGGAAGGCCACCTGTACATCAAGCGCCTCCAGTGGATTGGTGACGGTCAAATCAAGATGATTTCTGACAATACGATGCACCCACCGCAAACGATCAGGGCTGATGAGACCTACATCCAAGCCCGCGTACTGTTGGTGTGGAACGCTCACCTGGTGTAACTGAATTGTGGGCTGAGCATCTGACCCGAAGTGCGGGCGCTGCAGAGGTTCTGACAATGCCGAAGAAAAAGCCGGAAAGTCAGGCTGCGGTGACTGCTGCTGAAATCGAACGTTCTATTCAGGCCTTGAACAAAATGGCTGAACGTTTATGGGGAGATGACCGGGAAGCTGAGGCGAAAGCCCTCCTCGACGCCTTGGATGCATTGAACCGGGCGCTAGACCGGATCAGGATTGGCGAAAGCCGCAAGACTCTTCATTGAGAAAAATCATGGACTCATCGAAACAGCATCCAGCGCGACGGGGATTTTATAGGTGCATAGGGTTGAGGGGTTAACCCGGTTAACAGTTGTCGCGACAACCATTTGAGCTGCGGCGGATCAGCCAACGCATGGGAATCCTTGCCGACCTGGAACGAGGGCTGACGGCATGGCGCACTCACTTCGATACGAGATAGGCGAATCCGTCCGTACCATAGAGGCGGAAGTGGGGAAGCTGCTCGATTTGGCTGCAACGCTCAGAGATGCAGGGGATGAAGACCTGGCTGTAGCCGTCTCCGCCCAAGCGAACAAGCTGCTGGAGACTGCGGTAGCGCTGAGAATCGCTCTGGCGGGCTGACTGCTTACGCCGATGAGGTGAAAGGGGGAAGAATCGTGTGTCGAGCTGCTGAGTGAGCGTGGTGAGCCAGTTGTATCATGGACTTGATCGTGTGTTTTTGACTGGAATTCTTACGCGTTGAACCACCAAGCATTACTTTTTATTTTGGAGATATTATGAGCGACGACAGAAGGGATCAAGAATCTCAGGATATTGTAAAACTGAAGGTTATGGTTTCTCGACTCCACTCTCTCGCCATCACAAATCTTCAGACAGTAATAAACCTTAACTCCGCATTCCTTATGCTTCCAAATCTTCCGGACGGTGCTGAGTTTGAAGCAAGGGAAGCACTAAGCTGCATTCAGAAGCAGATTGATCTTCTCACGGAGCTCGCAGAAATCTCGGAGCCAAACAATGGTCGCTGAGATATCACTGCAAATACTTCAGCGCGAGCATGACAAACTGAAAGCCGCACTTGACTCTCGGAAAACGACAGAGGGTGACAGCGTTGAAGAACTGAGCAAGAATCCCCTCATGACAGACATTTCCCGTGAAGAGCTCCAGTACACGCTATCCGGCATTGAAGATCGGATGGATCGACGTATCGAACAGCTTTCGAGAGAGAGCGAGCGACGCGCAGACGAGTACAACCGAGAACTGATGCTTCGGGACGAATTCTTTCGCCGCGAAAATGAGATCCGCCAGGAAACCTTGCGATTTGAGCAAGAGCTGCGTGACAAATCCCTAGACGAGCGGTTTGCGTCTTTCCTTACTGGCCAGATGGATCGAGACAAACTTCAACTTGAGCGGGACAAACGTTATGAGATGCTGGCTGAGCGCGTAACGAAGGCGGCTGAAGGCGCCGAAGAAGCGGCCAAGCAGGCTGCGACCGTAAAATCTAATTACTGGGCTGCAGTTATTGTTCAACTTCTCGCTGTTGTTGCCATCCTCGTGGGCGCTTATTACGCAAATCAAGCGAATGTGCTGGGCGCAATGCAAACCACCATGTCTGCTTTTCAAGCAGGAAAAGCCGAAAATGCTACACCTATATCACCCAACCAATCCAAATAAAAGCCCGGCCTAGCGCCGGGCCTTTTGACTCCACACCTTCAAACATTTTTCACGTTCCCGAGCATTGGGTGAAGATGGCTCCTTGTGATCCTTTCAGCCCGCGCTCCCCCCCCTCGGGCTTTTCTTTACCAGCGATTCGACTACTCAACGCTTTCCACGGCGCGCGTATAGGCGAGCGTTGCGATCTCTATCAAGGTCTTGCGTTCTTCCGAATCAATAATTCCTTTCTCCCGAAAATTGTCAGCGAGCCGAAGCAGTTCGTCGTACTGCTCTTGCGCATCTATCTGATCTTCGGGGCTCATCAGCAACTCATGCCAAGCGGAAAACGCCCGTACCTTCACGTCATAGTACATGACCCTTCTCCCAAGGGTTTTTCGGTAGAAGTCGGAACACTTCAAGAAATTCACCGCATTGGATGTATGGCATGGAGAGCAACCGTGCCGGGCTTTTCGTATCTGTCCTTCGCTGATAACCTGAACGGCTCTGTACAATTCAGGGCGAGCACACGAATGGTGCGCTCCATCTGCCCTGGTACCGCTATGAGCAGAAGCCGCCGCAAGACCCCGATATTTCCCATCACCTCAGCCACCTCTGAAGCCTTCGACAAGGCAACCTGGCATCGGGCCTTTCGCCGAGCTGAGAATCAGCGCCTGCAATCCGACTCCGGTAGCGAGTCGCGTCACTTTCACGAATTCTCCAGCCCCTGGCTGATGCAGAAGGACGGCAAGCACTGGTGGAGTGATGCGTCCAGCCGACCTGGTGCAATGCGCAAGTAAGAGCGGCACCGCCCTACCCGGTTTACGCTGAGCCCGTCACTAAATGGGCTTTTTGCTGCCTGCTACGCTTTTCCTCACACAAAGGAGGATCAAGCCATGCCGACCAACGACCTCATCCCTTCTCTGATCTACAAACTCAACGAGAACCAACTCGCCATAGCGGCAGCTGTGGAAGATCTGTCCATTTGGATAGAACAACTGCATGGTCCCGCTGAAGACGGGACCAGAATCCGTAATTCACTGACCAAACTGGATGAAAACTTAGAGTTCATCACGCGCGGGGTCGCCTCGTTGTTGAATGATCGATAGCCATGTTAGGTCCTTCCTTGCTCGCTATGTCCCTTTTAACTGGAGGACCGTTATGTCAAACGACGTTACTACCGCCCTGCTCCACCGTCTCAATCAGAACATCTTGGCTCTGGGTTGTGCCGTTGAGGAAATCGGTATTTGGATTGACCAGCGTGGCTCTACGAAAGTGTCCGATCGTATTGAAGATCACCTGGCCGTGATCACGGGAAACGCGGACTTCATAGCTGAAGCTATCGTCGAGCTGATTGCCAGGTGTGAGCCTGAAGAGGGGGGAAGATCCCGAAGACTGAGCCGCCCAATGGTGGCCGTGAGCCATGAATGATAGAGTTCGGGCTCAATTACGGGAGGGATACCATGCGTTTGAGAACCACCACTCTGCTCACGGTTGCAGCAATTACTTTGGCTGGCTGTGTGGCTCCGCAACAAAAACCGACGAATGCGGCGGCATCTACACGGGCACCTCATACCTTCAAGCCCATTGATTTCAAGTACGACCCCAATTCGGCTGCTGCTCTTAATTTCTCACGCCAACTAGATCTGCCGGCTTGGCAGTGTGATCTGGAAGCAACTACGGGCGGAACGGCCGTGCGGTACGGGAATCAAGCGATGATTGCTGAGTACAGCAATTCACTTTTAGAGTGCTTCAAGCATTCCAGGTCTCAAGGTGATGAGGCTATTGCACGCCTTAAGGCAGCCAAGGTCCCAGCAAAACAGGCAGAGCTAAGTAAGGACCTCTATGCGAAATGGTCCACCTATCTCACAACTATGAGTCCGTATCATTCCGCGGATCGGCGGGCCAAGGCGGCGTATGAAGCCGCCAAGGACGCTCTCGCCACCGAGGTGAAATTCTCCAACTAACCTATCCCGACTTAGCCCGCCAAGCGCGGGCTTCTTCGCCGTTCAGAAAGGCGCGACCTCCTCCACCTCCTCCATGCTGTCGACCTCCATTACGCGGTCTTGATCCGCACTCGCCTCCCACCTCAGAGTCACCGACTCATCGTCGTTGAACGTCATGTCTATGCCGTCTGTCTCGGACAACAACCCCATCACCTCCTCCCACTCCCGATCTCCATCCGTGTCCAGACGATGAATCGTCACCCAGCGCTGAATCTGCGCAACTGGGTGGTTGATCATCGAGGAAACGCGCAGGCCGAGCCGCTCTATTCCGCTTATTTCTTTTTTTGCTTCCGGTTTCGACTGCTTGGGCTTCCCCATACCTTCCCCTTTATACTGTATATACATCCAGTTATAGCGGAGGATAGCGAACCATTGGTTCGCGGTAAATCCCCCTTACAGGCAATCGCGCGAAATCCTACAGATCTGTACTTTTTGAAAATATGTACTTTTGGTACTTGACCAAATATGAACCTGTAGTTCATATTTCACCCATCGCAGCGACACACCGCCACTGCGAAGGGCCTCAAAGGGCCTGACCGCTCTTTAACAGTCAGGAATCTTCGCGGATCGATCCCCGGCAACGGGTACAGCGCGAAACACAAATTTCGATCTCCATGCCAGCTCTGGAACTGGCCGGGCTCCCTACAAGGGGAGAACGCCAAACCATGCAAGCCAGCCAGCGAAGAACACCGAACACGAAATGTGTGACGCCGGCCAGGTGGGGAAACCGAGGCGCCGAGCATGGGGCGGACAACAGATTTCACTGGCTGGCCTTGGCGACAGGGCCAGACGGGAAATCAACCAGGCGACATAAATGGGATGAGGTAAAGACCATGACTGTAGACATCAGCAACTTCACCATCGCGACTCCCCTTCCAATTTCCGAGACCAACCCGATTGCGCTTGAGTTGATCGGCTGGCGGGCACTGCTTGAATGCCCTGACATCGTCTCAATGCTTCCCGACGGCTCGCTGCAGATGACAGCGCCCACACTCGGTGCTTCCAGCAAGAGCACAAAGCGCACGCGCTGCGAGTGGAAGGAACCCGGTTACTGGCCGTTCTCCAGCGCCGCGGATCACTGGAACCGGCAAGAAATGCGACTGATGAAAGTCAACTCGCTGCAGAAAGTGGTGATCAGCCAGATTCATGTGCAGGGTTCCGAGCGCCCCCCGGTGAAGGTGTTTTGGAACAAAGGCAAAATCACCATGGGATTCCGGTCGAGCTACCTGCAAGACGACCCAGTCAACTCGACGGTGCTGGAAAACGTGCCGCTGGGTGCACTTTTCAAAATCAACATCCACGCGAATTCAAGCGGTGCTGTTTCCGTATCGGCGAGCTGCAACGGCGTCAAATCCACATCCGCAATTATGCGTCTCGACAGTACCTGGGACACGAAGACCCTCGCCTTCCATGGCGGCGTGTACAACCAGATTGATTATTCCGACACCACCGACCCGGACGACGGATCGTTCTGCGTCATCAGCGACCTATCTATAACCCACGGCTGAGAAGGCTCATTCACGTCAGCCTGACGATAACTGCCCGATCACCTGGTACTCCCCAGCACCAGGCCGCATCGGAGTGTGATCTGAATGCGCAGGCGATGCGCGAAGCGTGATGGGTAACCGGGTTCCTAGGCCGGTTGACCAGAGCGTGACCATGTAGCTCAGTTGGTAGAGCGGCCTCGCAAAAGGCGCGCCGGTGGTTCGAACCCACCCATGGATGCCGGTATCGCACCCGGCCAGATCCCACCCCGATGCGGATGATTCTGCACCGCGCAACGCGGCCCCCTGCATTGCCAATTCAATAGGTGGCCACTGCCTGCCCAGTGAGCGAGCAATAGGAGCCTGCGCCATGAAGTAGATGAACGACCCACCCGCGTGGCGCGGTAAGCCTGAAGGCTGCGCCCAACACCATGGCAGGCAGCGGAAAGCAGGGCCGAGGATGTGACCGCGCATCAACCGGGGACCGGTAGGCCCAACCGAAGACACATCGCACATTGCTGATGCTGCACACCCAGGCCGTCGCCAGTTGCGGGCCTGGGGTTTTCACAAATTAGACTTGGTGGAGAGGTAGTGGGATCAGAGCGAATTAGTCGTCTCTATCGTCATGATCACGATCGCGATTGCGTTCATACCCATGATCATCGTAGCGACGATCATGTCTGCGGTAGTGCTCTCGATCATCGTCATACCCTCGGTCGTAGCCACGACCATGATCATAACCCCGATCACGACCGTACCTATCTCCGTCGTGCCAGTGAGGCCCGCAACCTCCCAGCAGGAGAGAGCCTAAAATAGCCATGAACATTATTACTGCACGCCTCATTTGAACGTCCTAAAAGCTAAAGTCGGCGATAAGACCGTGAGCCGGTTCAATGATTCACTGGTGAGTTACATCAACCCCATAAGCCAAAACCATCGCTGAATTAGCAGTCCCCCCTACTCCGACACCACCCGCATGCACTCCCCTCCGCGCCCAACGGCAACCAGCGGGATGGATGAGTGCAGCCGAGTTTTGTTGGATCAACACCCGCCACTCTTGGAGGCGACCATGAACGCACTCGCAGCAGCACAGTCCCGCTGGGACCACACGACCCCTTGCGACACCTCGGCGCGTGATGAGGCCGCAGACAATTGGTCCTACAACGCCGCCGAGCAACTGGTGCTGGGCTGTGACGTTGTGATTCGCACTCGCCGCCAGACGAAGGTAATCGGGTACGCGGAGTTTCTCGGCAAGATTCAGGCGCAGCTGAATCAGCGCCAGATCGACGGCGAGGACGACGAAGACCTCTTTGCCCAGTTGGTCATCGCTGCGATCAAGGGCGGCAACGTCAGGGGCTTCGCGGAAAAGCTGATCGGTCCGCACGACCTTCAGGACATCGCTTTGGAAATGGTCGAGCCTTGGTTTGACCTTGCCCTGGAGCAAGCTCGGGAGGATGTCGACTGATGAGTCCGCACATCCTGATCGACAAAGCGCTGGATAGCCTCGCGCATCCAGACACCCCGCCCGACAACAGCATTCTGGTTCAGCAGATCATCACCAACCTGATGACCGACCAGTCGATCACCCTCGAAGAATTCAGCCACTACTGCCAACGCCTGTTGAAACATTGCAGGCAGCGCAAGGAGCCCGCATGAGTACTGCACCGGTTAAAAGTTTGACCGACGAGTTGCTGGAAGACATTGAACGCAAAATCGCCGTGCTTGGCTTTGGCCTGCCCTTCAACGAGGTGATCGGCCGCCAGCGCGAAGAGTTGGTCGCCAACCTGCCGCAGCGCCTGGCCGCGACCATGAAGGGCGGACGGATCGCAGTGAGGGTACGGCCATGAGTTCCTACCAGCGCGCCAAGCGCCTCCACACCTGGCGCGGATCCGCCATCGCCCTGCTGCTTTTCACTGCCTGGATGTTGGCAAGCGCCTACTCCGGCCAGCTCACCCAATAACCCACACCTTCAAACGCTGCGTGCATCGCGGCAAGGATTCCCCATGTCTGACAACACCAGAATCTGGGACCAGGTCGACACCACTGACCCCAGTGCAACGAAAAACTTTACCGGCATGGGCGGCTTCAAGGGTACAGCCATCAAGCCCACCTACCTCATGCGCAAGGCGACCGAAGTGTTCGGGCCATGCGGTGAAGGCTGGGGCTGGACTGTTCTTGAAGATCGGTTCGACGAGGGCGGGCCTCTCCAGGCACCAACGAAAGAATGGCCGGAAGCACCACGTATCAACGCCAAGCTGCACACGCTGAAGATCGAACTTTGGTACCTGGGCAAGGGCGGCCAGAAGTGCACGGTGCAGCACTACGGGCACACGCCGTTCGTGCTGTTGCAGCAGGGAAAAATAATCACCGACTGGGAGGCGGCGAAAAAGTCGCTCACGGATGCCATAGGCAAATGCCTGCAGCCCCTCGGTTTTGCCGCAGACATCCACATGGGCCTGTTCGACGACGCCGCTTATGTCGAGACGGTTCGGGATGAGGTGGCACTAAACAAGGCCGAAGACCGAGTCGCCGAGGAGGATCGCCAGAAACAAGAGCGACTGGACTACATCAAGTCCGTGATCGACACCATGGCCGGCGCCCAGTCCGCTCAGGAGCTGAAGAAGATCCACGACGTCGCGGTACGCAAGCTGACCATCCGAAAAGACACCAAGGGTGCCGAGCGCATTTCACTGGAGTGGAAGCGCATCACTGAAGCCTCTGAAAGGGAGAACGCAGCATGACCCAACTCTACAAACTCACCGGCCAGATGGCCGAACTTCAGGCGATGGCCGACACCGACGATGAGGGCCTGAAAGAGGCCCTGCAGGACACCATGGATGCGATCCAGGGTGAGTTCGAGGTCAAGGCCGACAACATCGTCATGCTGCGCCGCAACATCGAAAGCGACATCGATGCCATCGACAAAGAAGTCGACCGACTCAACGAACTGAAGCGTGTGAAGAAAAACAGCGTCAGCCAGATCAGCGACTACCTGCGTCGCAACATGGAGGCCGCCGACATCAAGTCGATCAAGCGCCCACTCTTCACCATCACCCTGGCCTTGGCGCCGGAAAAGGTGATCGTCGACAAGGAGGACGAGATCCCTGACGACTTCATTGAAACGAAGACCGTGTTCGCTCCAGACAAGAAGTCGATTGCGGCAAGGCTCAAGGGAATCCGGGACCACAACGACGCCGTGCGTAAGCGCATGGATGCAGGTGAAGACGCCGAACACGAATTGCTCCCCGAACCGGTCTGGGCTCATCTGGAGCGCGGCGAGAGTTCCATTCGGATTAAGTGAGGACTTCATGATCAGCAATCACCTCAACCTCATAGAGCAGCAGCGACAAACCGCGGAATCCATCAATGACCGGGTCGCCCTGTACCTGGCAGCCGGCGGGCAGATAGTCCAACTGAAAAACCCACCGCGCAACCCGCTGCCGCCTCCCCGCTCACAGACGATAGACCCTGAAACGGTCCTCAAGCGAAAACCGAAAAGCTTGAACTGGGCTGAGCGCCAGGCTCTGCGCAAAATGGCGGACTCACTATGAGCAAGCGCAAGCCCAACAACATGCGCGCCCGTATCGAGCGATCGTGCCGGGCGCTGCTCAGCACCAACCACGTCGCGGTGGTGAACATCAATCCCAGCGGCCGCCAGGGCATGATCAACTGGAAGAGCTGCAAGAGCATCCCGCCAGGCCAGCGCCTCGCGGACGCGGTCTGCGACTTTGCTCACCGCTGGACGATTTATCTCAGCGTCCAGTGCCGCGATCAGCGCGGGCACCGCTACACCAAGTCGGTAGAGGTTGCGCCCCAAGGCAATTACCTCGCGGCGCACCTCGAAGACGTGATCGAAGAAACCTACAAAGACCTGGTCGCCGAGAGCAATCCGAATCATCGGGTCGCCTCAGGCTGGATCGCCATCCCCGACGAGATATCGCTGACTGAAGAGCAAGCCGCCCGGGTGTTCGACGCTGTGGGTGTCTGGAGCCAGCAGAGAGCCGCATGAGGCGTATTAACAACCAGGTGCGCCAGCGCCGACGACAGACATGGCTGGATCTACCGGCCCACGGAATTGAAGAGGAAGGCCATGGCCGAGGACCAGCAGGAGTTAACGGCGGAAGCCATCAAACAGCGCAAGAAGCGCGAGAAGGAAGCGGCCAAGAACGCTGCGCTGGGCATCGAAAAGTTCACGGTTGAGGTTGCCGGGGTGTTCAAGCCTGACCTGAAGAAGGTCATGGCCGCCCACGGGATCAACAACCAGCAGGATATTCACCAACGGCTGCTGAAAAACCTGATTGCAGCCGACTTCGAGACACAGGCCTGGATGCTTCGCTGCGTCACGACACCTTACGAGCCAAGCGAAAAGGTGTCGCGAGCATTTCACGAACAAAGCATGTCAGAGCTACAGCGCGATCCTGGGGATGAGATTGTTACCCCCCCATTTAGTAAACTGCCGTGCAAAGCCCAGTAGGTAACGGCACGGAGATGGACATAGGCTCGTAGACGTGTCCTGGCTCACATATCAAAACCAAACGATATTCGTCTTGCACCTTGAAAGGTTTAGTTGGCTTAACAAAATGTAAGTCGCCTGGGGGGGGCTCGTAATCCTTATAACTGCGATCTGCGTATATTACTGGCCCCACCCCATGACGAATTACAGGAACAACTTTCCGCATTTCAATTGCTAAGCGGAATGCAAAATCATCAATGTCCGCGACCCGCACAGCGTACCTTCCAAACTTTTGCTTGAGATCATCTCCGAATACTCGATGTGAAAAGCAAACAACATAAGCATCATGGGCTCTGTAAAAACCGTTCCCGTTTTTGATACTTATCCTTCCGGCTCGGTTTACGATTCCAAGGTTATCCGCTACGGACTGAAAACCCGCATCATCGCTGGATATGTCGCCGATCCTGTGAAGCATCGTGCCTTCACCAGCATCCCCCTTTTCCGCGTCTTCATAATTTCGACAAGCCTGAAAAGTGGAAACCCAGATGCTTTCGCCCGTAACGAACTTATCAGCGAAATTTTTATCTGGGATATGCCGGTAAACCGGCCCCCTAAAAATCGAACTCATAATCTCCCTCCCCTATCGACCACTGGGCGCCCAGAAATTGGACTCTAGAGCGACGTTGCATTTTTTCCAATAATCAAGAAGTGCCGCTCGAGCATCTTCAACTGTCTTGAAAGGTCCATTCGGCTTAGACACCCCTTTCACCCAGTCGTCGACTTGGCAGGTCAGTTCTTCTCCTGGAATCGTTCGAACTACACGACCTCGCGTGACCTTGCCGTTGTTGATGAAGCCGGAAGCCTCAAGTTCAAGGACAATTTCGACAACATTGAGCATATCGACTCTCCCTTCCGGCTCCATGCCGGGCCGAACACCAATACCCCACTTCAACGAATCACGCCAGCCGGCGAGGATCTTCTATGTCTCCCTACAAATTGTCCGGGCCGACGGTCGTCAGCTTTTCCGGCGGCCGCACCAGCGCTTACATGCTGCGTCAGGTCGTGGATAACAACGATGATCTGAGCGATCTGGTCGTCACCTTCGCCAACACCGGCAAGGAACACCCAGCCACGCTGGAGTTCGTTCGGGAGTGCGCCGAGCGCTGGTCGGTGGCGATCGTTTGGCTTGAGTACCGCAATACCGAGATTGGGTTCGAGGTTGTGGACTTCGCCAGCGCCAGCCGCCAGGGCGAACCGTTCGAAGCGCTGATTCGCAAACGCAAGTACCTGCCAAACCCGGTAACGCGGTTCTGCACCATCGACCTGAAAATCCGGATCATCCACAAATACCTGCGCAGCCTGGGCCTGTCGACCGAAGAGACGCCGGTGGACATGATGACCGGCATCCGCGCCGACGAGCCACGCCGGGTGGTGAAGATCCGGAACAGGAAGAGTACCAGCGAAAGCAAATGGGCCACGATGGCTATGCCGCTGGCTGATGCGGGAGTCGGCGTGCAGGACGTGACGGACTTCTGGGACGCCCAGCATTTCGATCTGCTGCTGCCGACCATCAACGGTCGGACACTCGAAGGCAACTGTGACCTGTGCTTTCTCAAGGGCGCGAATCAGGTTTATTCAATTATCGCCAGTGACCGCGGCGAACCAGTCCGCAAAGCTCACTGGTGGGCTCGCATGGAACGTAGCGCCGTTTCGAGCAGCGGCATAACCGGCAACGGTGCTCTTTTCAGATTCGACCGCCCCAGCTACCAGCAGATGCTCGACTACTCGGACTCCCAATTCGACATGTTCGCCGACCATGACGAGGCAATCGCCTGCTTCTGTGGCGATTGATTAGAGCGGAAATGTAACGATCATTTGGCACATCGCCGCAGCTGCCCCGAATCCAGCAGCATATCGGTTCCAACTCGCTTGTTTTCGCATTGTTTCCTGCGCATTGAACCTCCCCCTTTCATCGAGCCCCATGCTCGGGGCCTGAACCGGTTCGCCCTTATGGTCCCGCAGGCTGTAGGGCACGCGGACGGTTGCCGAGCGGGTCCAAGCGAGAGCTGAAAGAAACGCGAATAAACAGCTCAAAGCCGAAGCATTCATCAGGCTTACCAAACTCATGTTCATCTCCATATTAAAGGGGGTCCGAGTGATCTCATACGGAAGCGTTTGCAGCGGCATCGAGGCGGCGACTATGGCCTGGCGCCCGCTAGGAATGCAAGCCGCCTGGTTCGCCGAAATCGAAGCGTTCCCCAGCGCGGTGCTCGCCCACCACTATCCGAACACACCGAACCTCGGCGACATGACCAAGCTCGGGGCCCTGGTATTGGCCGGGAAAATTTCGGCGCCAGACGTACTGGTCGGCGGAACGCCGTGCCAGGCATTCAGCGTCGCCGGCATGCGCGAAGGACTGGCCGACCCGCGCGGCGCACTCACCATCAAATACGTGGAGCTCGCAGATGCAACTGACTATGTTCGCGCCAGCCACCGAAAGCCGCCCTGTGTCATCGTCTGGGAAAACGTCCCCGGTGTCCTCAGCGACAAAGGGAACGCCTTCGGATGCTTTCTTGGCGCGCTTGCTGGGGAGGACTGCGAACTGCAGCCTTCAGGGAAGAAATGGCCGGACGCTGGTTGTGTGTATGGACCCAAAAGAACAATCGCGTGGCGGGTCCTGGACGCCCAATATTTCGGCCTGGCCCAACGACGCCGCCGTGTGTTCGTTGTCGCAAGTGCTCGAGACGGATTCGATCCCACCGAGGTACTTTTTGAGCGAGAAGGCGTGCGCCGGGATACTGCGCCGCGCCGAGGCGAGGGGCAAGACGTTACCGGAACAGCTCCTTTCGGCCCTGCGCTCCAGTGCGGATGCGGATGCGTCTTCGGCGAAGAGCTTGGACCGTACGGCTGCGTGAACTGCGAGGGCGATGAAGGGCCGGCGGTGAGCATGTTCGGCGGGATACCGGCGTTCGGTGGTCACAGTCTGGAAGGATCGGTCGAGCGTTCGGCCACGCTCACGGCGAAAGACGTTCGGATGGACATGGAAAGCGAGACGTTCTTTGTCCAGCCGAAAGCGGATGTCGCTGGAACAATGCGCAGCACCGACGGCGGCGCCGACGTTGATCACGGCATGGCCGGTCACCTGGTCGCCGGAACGCTTCAATCATCGGGAAAGGCCGCCGGCAGTGCCACCCAGCAAGACGCCGAGGCCGGACTCTTGGTCGTGCATGGCACGCAGGATCCTGACGTTCTGTGTGATCAAGCGCACCCACTTGGTCGAAACCATGGGCAGGAAAATGCCGTACTCGCCTTCTCCTGCAAGGATCACGGTGCGGACGCTGGGTCATTGGCGTCGACACTGCGCGCCATGAACCACTCTGGGAGCCACGCGAACGCTGGGGGCCAAGTCGCGGTGTGTATCACAGGCGAAATCACCCACACGCTGAAGGCCCACGGCTTCGACGGCAGCGAAGACGGCACTGGCCGCGGGCAACCTATAGTGACCGCGTATTCCACCAAGCTGCATCACACCTCCGCGTGCGGGGCTGGAAAGCTATACGAGGAATACACGGCATCACTCGATGCATGCAGCCCACCGCCGGCACTACTTATCCCCTCGCAGGTGCGGCGCCTGCTGCCCCGCGAGTGCGAACGCCTCCAGGGCATGCCAGACGACTACACGTTGATCCCTTGGCGCGGCAAGCCGGCCGAAGAATGCCCGGACGGGCCGCGCTACAAGGCGATCGGAAACAGTAAGGCAGTCACCGTCGTGCGCTGGATCGGGATGCGGATTCTGCGGCAGCTTGAATGACGCTCTTAAAATCTAGGCAAGTCAGCAATGTTTCGCTTTTCGCCGCCACGCTCTTCACGAACGGATCCATTCCCATCAGCAAGGATAAGCCCGCCGGAAACTTTGCCACCGCTCTCACCAATGAACGCCAAATCAAACAAGTCACCATTAGCCATCAGGCCAAGCACCTCAGGGATGGTAAAAATCCTTTCGGTGCCGATAGCAGCTCTGGTTTGACCATTTGTTTCGATACCTCTGAAAGCTCGGACTTCACCGTCAACACCGATCTGAACCGCGTCCACGCTGTAAAGGGTCATATCGCACCTCCATTGGCTGATCGCTGAACTGTAGCTGATCCCTCACCAACATCCCCCTTGGCATGATCTGCAGATGGCTAATGCCGAAACTAAAATGGTAGTTTTTTTATTCGAATATTCGGTCCTTCATGATCCTCAGTTACGAGAATGTCGAATATCTGAAAATTTGCTAAGCCGCTAAGTTTCCGATAATGAACCGTCAGCTGGAATTTTTGAAAAACCCCACTCATATCACTTAAGAAGAAGCCTCGAACGACGTCTTTATGTAGCGGCTCTAGAGACATAGGATATCTGTCAACTTCATCACTATTAAGGCGGACGACTACGTCATCACAATAAGTGCCAAAATTTCTAATTTCAAAGTTCTCTAGCCACTCCCCGTCTATCTCCTGAGCACCTAAGTGCTTAAGCTCCAGAAGAGGCTCGAGTGATCGTTCATAATGGCGTAAATTCTCTTGCTGCGCTTCAACAAGCGCCTTCTGCTGTTCGACCGAATCTTTTAATTCCGCCGCTTGCATCTGCAACGCATCAGAGCTTATTTTCAGCTCGCGACCCTGCTGTATGTAACCTAAAACCAACCATAAAAAAGCGACTGGCCCGAAAATTCCTGCTGACAAATCTCCGATTGCATTCAACTGTAGCGAAATTAACTCATCGAATCTCGCCCCCATTATCAAAATAGCGCCACCGATATATAGGGCTGTGAAATGAGCTGCCCACCACTCCAAATTTCTGCTGCACCACCACTTCGCTTGGTGCGCCCAATAGTCCCGAAAATGCTTCATAGTTTTCGTCCTTGGCTGATAAAGCCGGGTACTGTAACAAAAAATCTTTCACTAAGTTAAAACTCCCTCGCCCTTCAAAGTCTGCCGCTATAGCGGCAAGGATTAAGTCATGCCTGAAGAAAAAGTTCTAATTCAGCCGCTGCCGGTCGAACGCGACATCGATGGCTGGTGGTCCCATCCTGACTATCTGTCGGAGTTCGACGACGAGATCACCGAGGCGCAATTCCAAGAGTGGTGCCTGCGCCACCAGGTGGAGACCAAAATTACGTGCATGGAAAGCGACGTTTCCGTCGAAGTGTTCGATGCCTATATGGATGACGGCCAGTGCGATTGCTCCGCATGGGCAATCCAGCACCCAGCAGAACCGGGCTGGTTCATCCTGTCGATTCATGACGCCGAAGATGGGCCGGTCTGCATCTGGGGGCGTCGAGCTATGCCGGTGCCGAAGTTGCCAGGCCAGAAGGTGACGCCATGATCTTCGCCCCGCTCTACATGCTCTGGCTCATCTACAAGGGGCCGCGTCGGTAAGGGTTCACCCCGCCAGTCACCTCAGGGGAGAAAGCGTGTACGCAACTGGCGAGGCGAACCAATAAACCGTAGCGCACCCGCTCAGCTCATCTGACACCCCTCATCTGATTTCACAATCCACCTACCAGCCTGCCGATGAACGGCGGGTGAGGACTGCGAGTGAATATTTATCGACACACCTTCGCAGCCGTCTGCCCTTCCGACGGCGAATTGATCATCTACCAACTGGAAGTCCGGTCACCTCTTATGATCCGCGTCGAGCGCATCAAGGAGGAAACCGCGGTCATCAAGAAAGGTTGGCATGAGCAGATCGCCGACCGACTGGCCGAAGCGCTGGGTGGCGATCAAAAAATCATCGCCAAGCACCAGGGCGTTGAGATCGAAACAGTGAGGCTCAGCGGATGATCCATTACCACGGCACTCCGATTGGAGGCACCCGGCAGGATGGCGCGCGCTTCCTCGCTGGACGGCATGCGTTAGTGCCGTTCCCGCGCCAGGACGACATGGGCATAGTCGCCGATGTCTGCCAGTCGTTCGTGTTCGACAACGGCGCGTTTTCGGTTTGGAAGAAAGGAGGCACCCTAGATGTTGACGGGTACATCCTCTGGGTTGAGCAATGGCACCGACATCCTGGCTTCGACTGGGCGCTGATTCCTGACGTGATCGATGGTGACGAGGCGGCAAACGACGCGCTGCTGGCGGTATGGCCGGCGGAGTTGCGCGGCGTTCCGGTTTGGCACCTTCACGAATCACTTGATCGCCTTGCCCGCCTGGCTTCTGACTGGTCGACGGTGGCTATAGGCAGTTCCGGTCAGTGGGCAAGTCCGGGAACACCTGCATGGTGGAAGCGGATCAGTTCTACGATGGGCGCCATCTGCGACGACCAAGGCCGCCCAGCTTGCAGACTTCACGGCCTGCGGATGCTCGACCCAGCGATCTTCCAGCACCTGCCCTTCGCCTCCGCCGACTCCACGAACGCTGCGGTGAACGGTGGAAGCATCAGCCGCTTCGGGATGTATGCCCCGCCCACCGCCGGCCAGCGCGCCAACGTCATCGCCGACCGCATCGAATCACACAACAGTTCGCCGATCTGGCAGAGAGAATCCCAGGCCGAGATGGCCGTCTAATCCACCACCTTCTGCCGCCGCGGGCGGCATGGAGCACACACATGGTCAGATACAAGACCGTAGAGCAGTTCTCTCGGGAGTCGGGCTATACACCCGATGCCGTCAGAACCAAAATCCGCGACGGCAAATGGCCGAAGCATCTTGTTTGGCGGAAAGCGCCAGACGGCAGAATTTTAATAGACGTAGAAGGATATTACTCATGGGTCGAGATGGGGGAGGCGTCCGCGCCGCATCTGCAAGTAGTATCGAAATCACTTTCCAATACCAGGGCGTCAGGTGCCGCGAGCGCATCGCGCTCAAGCCCACCGCCGCTAACCTGAAAAAAGCTGAACAGCACAAGGCCGCTATCGAGTATTCGATTGCGAACAGTACTTTCGATTATGCAGCAACGTTCCCAAAGTCGAAGCGCGCCCTCACGTTCAGGCGCACCGATGCCAGCCAGACTATTGGGGATTACCTGACGGAATGGCTGGAGAGGAAAACACCGACACTCAAATCAAGCACGGTCGCATTCTATGCGACAACCATCCGCGCAATCCTCAAGCCGATGTTCGGCGACCTGCCTCTGAATGAGCTGTCGAAAAAGATCATCAGAGAAAAGATGTCGACCTACCAGGTAGTCAACAAGACCCTGATGAATGTTCAAAGCTGCTTTCGCTCTGCGCTTAACGATGCAGTTGAGGATGAAATATTGGAGAGCAATCCGCTCTCTGGGTGGGCCTACAAGAATCGTGAACAGCTCAAGGAGGAAGATGACGTCGACCCATTCACTCGCGAAGAGCAATTAGCAATATTGGCAGCAGCCAGGGGCGACACGTGGCCGCAACTGCAGTTCTCTTTCTGGACAGGTCTACGACCAAGTGAACTGATCGCCTTGGAATGGGGGGATATCGATTGGATCGCGGGGGAGATAAGAATCGTCAGGGCCAAGACGCGGGCTGCAAAAGAGCCAGAGTCGACCAAGACGTTAGCAGGAAGGCGCACCGTGAAATTGCTGGCTCCGGCGCGAGAAGCGCTGCTCAAGCAGAAGGAATTGACCTTCCTGGCAGGCGGCAGGGTGTTTCTCAATACAATCACTGGCGAGCCGTGGAAGCATGCCGGATACATTTACCGTGTCATCTGGATGCCGGCGATGAAGAAGTCTGGCGTCAGGTGGCGGCGACCCTACCAGAGTCGCCACACCTATGCCTCCATGATGCTATCCGCTGGCGAGAATCCTATGTGGGTAGCCAAGCAACTTGGCCACAAAGACTGGACCATGATCGCCAAGGTTTATGGTCGCTGGATGCCCTCCGCTGATGTGGGAGCCGGAGGGCGAGCCGAGGCACTTTTTGCCGGTAATGCCAGCGTTATGACAACATCTCCTCTAGACGACGCGGTTTAAGTCGAAACGATCCAGGTTCATCACTTTGGTCCACGCAGCGACGAAGTCCTTGACGAACTGCTGCTGCGAATCGGTGCTGGCATAGAATTCGGCCACCGCACGCAGCTGCGCATTGGAGCCGAAGACCAGGTCAACCCGGGTGCCCGTCCACTTCACCGCACCGCTCTTGCGATCACGTCCTTCAAACTCCTGTTGGGCGTCCGACACCGGCTTCCACTCCACGCCCATATCGAGCAGGTTGGTGAAGAAGTCATTGGTCAGTGCTTCCGGGCGTTGGGTGAACACACCGTGTTTGCTCTGGCCGACATTGGCGTTCAACACCCGCAGGCCACCCAGCAATACGGCCATTTCCGGCGCGCTGAGCGTCAGCAGTTGTGCCTTGTCGATCAGCAGTTTTTCGGCGGGCACACGGTACTGTTGCTTCAGGTAGTTGCGGAAGCCGTCGGCAATCGGTTCAAGGAAACCGAAGGAATCGACGTCGGTCTGTTCCTGGCTGGCGTCCGTACGTCCCGGGCTGAACGGCACCGTCACACTGTGGCCGGCATTTTTCGCCGCCTGTTCGACACCTGCGCCACCGGCAAGCACGATCAGGTCGGCCAGGGAGATTTTCTTGCCGTCGGTTTTCGCGCTGTTGAAATCCTTCTGGATGCCTTCGAGTTTGCCCAGCACGTTGGCCAGTTGCTCCGGCTGGTTGGACTGCCAGGATCTTTGCGGAGCCAGGCGCAGACGCCCGCCGTTGGCGCCGCCGCGTTTGTCGGAGCCACGGAAGGTGGAAGCCGCCGCCCAGGCGGTCGATACCAGCTGCGAGACCGACAGGCCGGACGCCAGCACCTTGCTTTTCAGGCCTGCCACATCGCTGTCATTGACCAGCGGATGATCGACCTCGGGGATCGGGTCTTGCCACAGCAGCTCTTCGGCCGGCATTTCCGGGCCGAGGTAACGCGAGAGCGGGCCCATGTCACGGTGAAGGAGTTTGTACCAGGCGCGCGCGAAGGCATCGGCCAGTTGATCGGGATTGGCCAGGAAGCGCCGGGAGATCGGCTCGTAGATCGGGTCGAAACGCAGGGCCAGGTCCGAGGTCAGCATGGTCGGATCACGGCGCTTGGATGGATCGAAGGCATCGGGAATGGTCCCGGCACCGGCACCGTTCTTCGGTTTCCACTGATGGGCGCCGGCGGGGCTCTTGGTCAGTTCCCAGTCGAACCCGAAGAGGTTTTCCAGGTAGTTGTTGCTCCATTTGGTGGGGGTGGTGGTCCAGGTCACTTCCAGGCCGCTGGTGATGGTGTCGGCGCCCTTGCCGGTGCCGAATGTGCTCTTCCAGCCCAGGCCTTGCAGTTCCAGGCCGGCGGCTTCAGGTTCCGCCCCGACGTTGTCGGCAGGCCCGGCGCCGTGGGTCTTGCCGAAGGCGTGGCCACCGGCGATCAGCGCCACGGTTTCCTCATCGTTCATCGCCATGCGGCCGAAGGTTTCGCGGATGTCCTTGGCCGAAGCGACCGGATCAGGCTCGCCTTCCGGGCCCTCCGGGTTCACGTAGATCAGGCCCATCTGCACCGCGGCGAGGGGGTTTTCCAGATCGCGGCCATTTTCGGTACGGCTGTCTTCGTTTCGCCCTGGCTCAGCCACGAGCGGCACGTCGCCTGGCGGTTGCGCGGGCTTGCTGTCGTCTTTGCCATAGCGGCTATCGCCACCCAGCCATTTTTTTTCAGAACCCCAGTAAACGTCTTCGTCCGGTTCCCAGACATCCGCGCGCCCACCGGAAAAACCGAAGGTCTTGAAGCCCATGGATTCCAGGGCGACGTTGCCAGTGAGGACGATCAGGTCGGCCCAGGAGATTTTGTTGCCGTACTTTTGCTTGATCGGCCAGAGCAGCCGGCGGGCCTTGTCGAGGCTGACGTTGTCGGGCCAGCTGTTGAGCGGTGCAAAACGTTGCTGGCCGGAACCGGCGCCGCCCCGGCCGTCGCCGGTGCGATAGGTGCCGGCGGCGTGCCAGGACATACGAATAAAGAGGGGCCCATAGTGACCGAAGTCCGCCGGCCACCAGTCCTGGGAATCGGTCATCAGTGCTGTCAGGTCGTTTTTCAGCGCCTGGAAGTCCAGGCTCTTGAAGGCTTCGGCGTAGTTGAAGTCGCCCCCCAACGGGTCAGACTTGGGCGAGTGCTGGCTCAAGATCTTCAAGTTCAGTTGGTTCGGCCACCAGTCGCGGTTCGTCGTGCCACCGCCAGCGGCGTGATTGAACGGGCATTTCGATTCAGTTGACATGGCATCTCCTCTTTATTTTGTTTTAGCTAACCACCCTTGAGCGTGGATCCGGATCACCGATTGATGAAATAGCTTTTCGGTATGGGATCCATAGCCTTAAGGCTATGACAGGCCCGTGATCAGTCGCTCCAGAACATCCATTAAAGTACCGGTCGGGGAAACTGTCGCTTCATCCGGGGAGATAGCTGATAAACAGCGCAAATCAGAAACGAGAGGCAAGATCATCAACACCTGCCACAATGGATTAATACTATTGCTACAGGGACGTCGGCGATCGGCAGGATCGTTTTGCGCGAGAGGTTTCGCCATGTACGTCAAAGCCATTGTCATCTGGGTAGTGCTGGCGATCATCGTCGTCGCCGTGCTCTGTCGCCTGGTGCATAACGCCAAGGTCGCCGACCGCGCACTCAAGATCACCAAGCCGGACAGTCAGCCCCCCGGACGCAAGGGTGACAAGGCTCCATGA